AACAGGACATTATAATTGAAATGGAAAAAGTAAAATAAAATTACACTTCAAAAGGATTATTACTTTGGTTTTGCTCAAAATTTGTATTTTGATTTTGTTCTACATTGTTTTGAATAGGAGGTAAATTTAATAATTCCGTATAATCACCAGTTAAGATCAATTTATTTAAGGCCGAAAACCTTTCGTTTATTGCGTTCACAAATTTTTCTTCAATCTGATAATCTCCTTTTTTATATTTAATTTCCCCTTCTCTTATAACATGAGGAAACTTGTAGTTATATATACCATCAAATTCAAAAGTTCTTTGTTTTATGTTTTTTAAATCATAATCAAATCTTGGAATTTTTAAAAAATCATGTATTGTATCCAAAACTAATTTGGTATTATTTGTCAAATCAAAATACTTAATAAACAATATTCTGTTTGAATAACCCATTTCCAACGCATCTTTCAAAGCTTCAACAGGATAAGATATTAAGCCATCAGGATTAATATATGTTGCTATTCTTCTGTCTAAAGTAAGAAATGCTCCTGGAGCAGAAGATTCATCCATGTTTTCTAATAATAATGTTTTTTGATATTGGGCTTCTATACTAGAAACTATTTCTACTGGATTTCTGTATAACCAAATAATCTTCGATTTATCATCTTGCATAATAGTGTCCAACAGATTTATATTTGATGGCCATGCTCTGTTTTTGTCAAATACTATTTTTTTGTCAAAAAAGAAACCCTCAACAAATCCTTTCATTCCCATTCTGATATTCTCATATATATCTAAACGATTTTGAGCACGCCAAGTTGGATTTTGAGAAAAATTAGAACGAATAACCTTTAACATATCTAATACTCCGCTGGTTGGCGTAACGTGAAATTCAGGATTGCTATCCAATATTTGACATAATAATGTGCTACCTGCTCTTGGTAGTCCGGAAATTAAATGAATTTGTTCCATTTTTATTGTTTTGTATGTAAAATTATAAACAATTAATATAATGTGAATATATATTAATTATTTATTTTTAATGAAAAAAATCTTTTTTTTAAATAAATTTTAAAATTATGACGATTAAAAAAAATAAAAAAACAAACAATAAATTTATATTTAAATACGACAAATATAATAATTTATACAGCTATGTTGAAAGAGATAGTTTGAAAAACATAATGTCTTTATATGTTTATAATTATAAAAACAATTCTTTAGTTCGATATGACAAAGATAATCAACTTAGAATTTTTACTCAATTTGATGAACGTTGTAAGTTGGTTCAAAAATTTGAAGCAGGAGAATCGTGGGTCAAATCCATTCCTTTTGATGATGAAATCAATAATTATAAAAATCCCAAAATAAAAAAACAATTTGCGGTCAATATAAAAAATCAGGTAGTAAGATTTGGATTTCAATCTTCTGTAATAGAGGGGATAATTAAAATATAAAGGTTAATTTTTTCATCTATTTATTATAAAATGATAAATGAAAAAATTTAATTTTTCAATTAAATCTGCAGTAATAAAGCAATTATTAGAATCAAAAGAACAGGCATTTTATTTAGCCCCAGATGTTGTTGGTTCTATTAATAATGCTTATCCAGACAAAAAGAAAAAAATATTTATTGTAGATTTTAATACTGTAGATAAGATTCCATTAAAATTAATTGTTCCATTTAAAACATATTCTGACTGGAATTTAAAAAATAATAATAAAGAAAATCCAGTTTTACTTTTTTTAAAATCTTTCTTAGATGGAGTTTCTTCTTGTGAAGAAGAAACTGATTTTCAAAATATTGATGAAATGGTTGATGAATTTGGAAATATTTATGATGATTCCGATGATAAACCTTCAAATATAAAAGGATCTCCTGGGTATTATAATAAAAAAAGCGGACAAAACGCCACAAAACAATATGCTGCTCAATATACCAGATTAATAAGTCCGCTTGGATATGGTGGAGTTGTATGGTAAAAAATATTAAAAAATGAAGAAGAATAAAATTACAATAAAAGAACTTTTTGAAGAAGAATCTATCTCCTTAGATAATTCTGTTTTAAATGAAGAAAATTCAAACAGAATGATTGAGTTATTAAAATCTTATGAAGAAAAACATGAAATAATAAAAGAAAAAACTAAAAACATAGATTTAAATAAGTTAGAAGAAGAGAAAAAAAGGTTAAAAAAAGTAGCTAAGATAGACGAAGCAAATAATTCAAATTATTGGGTTAACAACATGCCCTCAAATATGGGTACATCTACTATCAATACTGCTTTTGATCCCCAAAAAATAGTTCCAGGACAAACAATAAATACTATATTTAATAATAATAGTTTTAATCCAAACTCAAACAAACCTTATAATCCAAATTACACATATCTACAACCAGCAGAAGCACTAAGGCTTGCTATAAGTAGAACTCTAAATTCAGGAGCTCCTGTTAATAATTTGGGTTTTTATGAAGAAATTAATAGAGAATTAAATATTTTGGGTTTCAATGCAAAATCCCCTCTTGATATTAAGCAAACTTTATTATCTATGATTAAAGATTAAAATGAATTATTTAAAAATAATTTTAAAAGAAAATATAAAAAAACATTTAAAAAATAAGCTTTTAATTGAAAATTATTCTTTTTTAAATTCTTTAAAATCGGAAATTTGTAAAATTGCACAAGAAGTTTATGATAATTGGGAGCAAAATAATGATGGTTATTGTGATGTTTTGGGCTATGGGGGTATTTGTCAAGATATAGCAAATGGAATATGTTCATTATTAAATGAGAAAAATATAGAATGCACAACTGTTTCCCAGGAAATTGGTGAACAACATGTTTGTGTAGTGGCTAAAACCGAAGAAGGTATTTTTGAAATTGATATTCCTCCTTATTTATATGAAACAGGAGGAGGATATTGCTGGAAAAAAATACCAGATGTCAAATTTGAAGAAAGATTTGTTATTATAAAAATGATTAGTCCAGATCCTGAAGAATTTGAAAATTATATTGAAAGATAAAAATGGAATTAAAAAATTGGATATATAATCATATTAAAAGTGTTGTATTGGAAGATTTTAGGTACCAATACGATAAAGACTTGTTTTTGCCGCCACCTTCAGTATTGGACCAGGTATCAAAAGCATATCAATATATTAAAAAAAATAATTTAGTTAGTGGAACAGGAGGCAACGAGGGATCTGGATTACAAAAAGCCGTTGCTCTTTTAAAAAAAGAACCCTTAAATCATGCTCAACTAAAACGCATGAAATCTTTTTTTGATAACAATTATGAGGCAGTACAAAAAGAAAAAGGCTTAGGAAAAAACATAACAAATTCCGAACTTATACAATCTTGGGAATTGTGGGGAGGAGATTATGGAAGAGAATGGGTAAATAATAGAATAAAATCAGTTCAAAATAAAAATGATAGATCTAAGAACCTAAGACCAAAAGGACATAAAAGAATGATGGACCCAACAAATACCAGAACTCATTCGGCTAATCATTTTTATATTAGTGAATCCAAAGACTTTTAATAAAGGTTCGTTTAATTTTTGGTTTTATAATTTATAGTTTTTATATTTGCTAAAAAGCAAATTCTTATGAAAGATTTATTAGAAAAACTAAAAAATGCAACCCCTGTAGTTGCTGGAGATTTAGAACAATATCTGGATGCAGATGATGAAATGCAAATGATTGCAGAATACATCAGAAAGCACAACGATCACAACTCTTATATTCAGCCTGATAGAATAAAATTTCTTTATTCCCCAAAGCCAAAAAAAGATGGTGGAAAATTTGTTTTAACAGAATTGTTCAAACGTTCTGATATGGAAAAGATGGTAAATGATCAATATGATTTTATTCTTACTTGTTTTTACGATGTTTGGAAAAATCTTGATCCAGAACAAAAAGTAATTGTAATGGATAAAGCTCTATGTGGAATAGAGGTTGTAGAAGAAAAAACAAAAAAGAAAGCACCCGATTCAAAAGAATATCTTAATAATTTACATTTCTATGGAGCAGAGAAGGTAATGAGAATATCAGAACAAATTGATCTTGCTTGCATGACTGCAATAGAACAAAGAAAAGAAAAAGCAAAAAACACAAAAGAAGCAATAGATGCTAACACCTTAGATGTTTAATGATTAAACGTTTACTATTTACTTTCTCGACCATGATATTTTATTTTGTTAAAAAAGTTATATCATGGTCGAGAAAATTCAAACAACCCCTTTACTACAGGCATCTCTTTCTCATTATCGTGCTCAACGAGATAAATATTTAGCTGAGTTAGATATTTATTTGAATAAACCAATTGGTGTTGGAGAACATGCTACAGTTGTTGATGAAGTTATAAAATTATTTTCTTTATTGGATAATGCTAATTCTGTTATAGAAACAATAGAAAATGTCATATATTCAAATCAACCTCAATCTATATTGAAAGAAAATATTACAGATAACCCGATTGAACCTTCTGATAAACAATGATTTTTGTCTTAAAATTATTATTATTCATGTTTGGATTTTTATCTGGTATTATTCTGTTTTATATATATAAACAACATAATAATTTTTTAAAATCAGATGAAAGTAATGGTTTATCCTTGCTTAATAAGTTTCTAATAAGAATAATAGCATGGATTTTATATTTATTTTTTTTAAGCACAATATCATTGTGCGTTTATTTTATTTTATCTAAAATTATAATAGAAAAATAATGTTAAAAAAATGGTGGAAATATTCTTCTTTAAGATTCTTTATATTAAATGCTAAGCATAATTATGATTTTTGGTTAAATTCTAAAAAGATATTTAGAGAAATTGAATTTATAAAATCTAATTCTTCTTTTAGGAATAATAGTTTCTCTAAGGAAAAAAGAAAAAGATTTGTTGGTTATGAGTATAAAGGGAAAATATACTTAGATAATCCAGGATTAATTATAAAAGATAGAGATTTGTGGGAGGTTTGGAAGAAAAAAAAGCTTATTAAATAATTAAATAAGAGCCCGTCTATACGGGCTTTTATTTTTATATTTTTCAATATATTTATTTAAAACATTAATTTAATGGGAGCAGATAAAGAGCACTCAACTAACAAAGAAGTTAAACGTAGTGATGATTTCCAAAAAAAAGTAAATTTAAAGGAAAGTATTATAGATTTTCTTAAGGAAAGCCTTATATCAATAACTGATGAAGTTTTTCAAAAAGCAGGATATTCCAAGAATGAGAAAAGTTCAGGAGAATATGGGGATGGATCTAAATATGGAGCAGGTGCTGTAGAAAACCAATACATCGTAAAAATAGCAGGAAAAACAAAATCAGTACTCACAAAGAAAATCATTATGGATGGTAAGTCAATATCAAGTGATATTGAAATTGTTTATAAAGACAATATGGTTGAATTTAATTATTTAACTACTGAACAGGGTTTTTTTAGAGGAGTTGATAAGGATAAAAAATCATTTACTATAAATGAAAAATTTGCTCTTGATAGCAACAATATGTCTGAATTAAAAAAAGAATTAAAGACAAGATTAAAAGATTATACAAAAAAAGAACTTGGATATTTAACAAGTACTAAGTTGGGTATTGCCGACAGTTCAAACAAAAGCACATCCTCAGTAGTAGAAACAAAATTAACAAAAATGAAAAAATTAACCATAAAAGAATTATTTGAAACAGATAATATTGATTCTGAAAATGAATTGGAACCAAATTCAGATAAAATCAAAAGTTTAAATACAATTGATTTAAAAGACACCAATCCTCCTGTTGATAGCGATAAGAAGTTATTTTTTGATGAAAAATTAAACGAAACAGGCGAGTGGGATGAAAGCGATGACGAAATGGTTTCTTGGAAAGAGCATTTATATAATTCTTTAAAATTAATTTCACAATATACTGAAGATAAATTTTCTATAATTGATGTCAAAGGTTTTGATAAGTATCGAGGCCCATATGGTCTTGTTAAGATAAATGGAAAAAACTATAAGATATGGACGACCGATGATGATTTATTATGGATAGAAGATTATCCTGTTGATAATACATCTTCTGAAGGAGAAAGTGCCGGATTTAAAGGTAATGTTGATGATATTATTAATTTAATTAATGACAATTACGATAAAAATAGATCTACCACTTTACGAACGGTTCCAGGAACAGACTTTTCTTTAAACGAACTAACATCATCAGGACCCACCATAAGTGGTTCTGAAGGCGGGTATAAAGATGGTGCTCAATCTGGTTCCGGTGGTTATAATACAAAAAACTCCTGGAAAAAAACTCCTTATGCAAAGGCGCAGCAAAAAAAACCAAAAGTTACTCACGATTATAAAGTTGTTCCGCAAAATGAATCTGAGAAAGAAATAAAAGATAAAGAAGCATCAGATAAAAATTCTTCTGTAGAAAAACTAAAAACCAATAGAAATTATGATCCTGAAACAGGAAACCAAAATTGGGAAAATACAAATCAAAAAAATGCTCCCAAATCATCTAATGATGATTTTTGGACTGAAGTTGACTTAATCCCTGGTTCTGGATATGTTCCTAAAGGAATGGATAAAAATTATGTTTCAGGACTACATGACAGACCAGGAGATATGAAAAAGCTTGGCTTAGATGAAAATAAAAAGCCTGACTTAACTAAAAAGAAATTCTTTACTGAATCTGAAAACAAAGAGAGAGGTATCAATAAAAGATATTTGATAACTGAAAAAACGACCGAGGAATACGAAAAGGAAAGGTTTAAAAAACTTTCAACTTTCAAAACCAGAGAATCAATTAAAGAAGCAGAAGAAATGAATACTTTTTTTGATTCTTTACAAGAAAATAAAGATCCTGAGAGACTTTTAAACTTCAAAAAGGTTTTGAATGAGAATGATTTTTTTGATGAAACAGAACAAGAGACAATTAAACCAAATAATAAAAAAGAAACTATTGATGTTGAGAAACCAAATTCAAAATTTGGTTTAACTTATAAGTTTTTTAAGTCTGATTTCTTAAATGAATCGAAACAATTTATTTTTGATATAAACTCAAGTGTATATGTGAAAAATCCTAATTTTTCAAATAAAAAATAAGTAACTTTCCCCTATATTTTTCGTTTAATATTTATCTTAAAATATAGGGGAATTTTTATGTCAAAAATCGAGAAAAAAATAATAAAACAGCTTTATGGTCTTATTACAGAGACTGAATATTCTTTTGATATTAAGTTGCCAAATGATATTTATTATTTATCTAAATTGTTTAAAAAAAACGGAAAAAAATTATTTGTTGTAGGCGGTGCTGTCCGAGATGCTAAGTTGGGTAAAGTTCCAAAAGATTTTGATTTGGTTACAGACGCTTTACCCGATGAAGTAGAAAACGTTTTGAATTCGGAAAATATTTATAATTTTCCTTCTGGTAAAAATTTTGGGATCATATCCGCAGTTATAGGGAAAGAAACTTATGAAATAGCTACTTTCAGAAATGATAACTATTCAGAAGATTTTGATGGTAGAAGACCAAGTTCTGTGACTTTTGGTGACATGGAAGCAGATGCCATGAGAAGAGATTTGACAATAAACGCTTTGTATTATGATATAGACAGAGGTGTTATTGTGGATTTGGTTGGTGGGCTGGATGATATAGAAAACAAAAAAATAAAACCAGTAGGTAATGCTATTAGTCGTTTTACAGAGGACAGATTAAGAACTCTTAGGGCATTAAGATTTGCACACAGGTTTGGATCTTCTCTTGACAAAGAAACAATAGATGCAATAATTCATTTTAAAGACTTGCCAGGAGTATCAAATGAAAGGATTCGTGACGAATTTTATAAATCACTACACTCTTCTAAAAAACCAGAAGATTTCGTTGAACAATATTTATCTTTAGGATTAGGTCCAAGAACTTTTGGGAATGTTAATTTGGACACAAACCATGTACCTGAATTAAGAAATCCGATTCTTGTTTTGGCGAAATTGCTATGGAACAACACACCTGATTCTATTAGCAAGAGTTTATATTCTTTTAAGGCATCCAAAGATGAAATTGAAGCAGTTTTGTTTTTAAAAAATATATATGAAAGATTTGTTGATTTTGATAAATTAGTTTTTGATCCACTTGTTGATGGCTATTGGCTTATGGGATTAATCAAAAAAAGAGACATTTTTTTTGAAAAAAACATTCTTAATAAAAGAGATGTTTTAACTTGGGGACACATTATGAAAATAGACAGCAATGTTTTAAATCAATTTGTTGACTTTAAGATTACAATAACAGCAAAGGATTTTAGTGAAATTAAACCAGGGAGAGAGCTTGGAGAAAAAATAACAATTGAAAATTCAAAATTATTTTTGTTGGGATTGTAATTTTTATTTTATAATTTTGAAAAACAAAAAAACAATCGTAATATTATAAAAATGAAAATAAAAAATATTAGTAATCAAGAGGTAACTATACCTTTTAAAAAAAACAATGAAAAGGTTTTAGTCTTAAAAATTCAACCGGGTCAAATTGTTTATTGTGAAGAAAAATCGTCAGAAAACAAACAAGTTATTATTTTGTTAAAAAAGAAAAAAATAGAAATAACACAAGAAGAAAAACCTTCTAAAATAGAATATTATCATCCTTATGGAGTTCTTCCTCATTCCGAAATATTAAAACTTAAAAACGCAGAATCATTACCCAGGCCGATCAACGATACAGAAGAAGACGATGATGATGGAGAAGAAGATATAGAATTATTAGAAGTAGAACCCGAAATTATAAATTCAAATTCCGATCCGGATATATCAGATATATCTACAAATGTTGAATTTAAAAACAATGATTTGCATAAAAATAAAGGCGGAAGACCCAAGGGTTCGAAGAATAAAAAAAAACAAGGAAGACCAAAGAAAAAAAGACCTAGAGGCAGACCATCTAAAAACAAAAAACAAGATCATGTAGAAATAACAAGTCCTAATAACAATAATATTGCAGATTAATGATAATATATGAATATGAAACAGATTTAAAACGTTTTAATAAACGCAAAAAAAGCGACCTCCAACATAAATTGAGGGTCGCTTTAAAATGTTACACTATAATTAATTTTAATTTGAATGATGATAATACATTTACTTTTAATGCTAAGTTTAGAGATTATAGAACCAAAATAGTCTTTTTGCCAAAAGACAAAAATGGTCAACCAAAAATATATACTGGAAAATATACTCAAGAGCAATTTAGGCAGGGTGTTTTAAAAATAAAATTAGAAATAGGAGCTCAAACTAAAGATGAATAAAAAATTTGATTTTATTATTAATAAGATGAAAATTCCTCAAATTGTCGCAGAGGAAGTTATGGATTATTGTAAAGAACATGGAACAGATAAGTATGCGGTTTGGATTGCACGTGAAGCGAACAAAGTTTCTGATTTTAACTATCAAGAATTAAATAAAATAATGGATTGGGCACATTCGGTTCGTCCTAACATTCTTTCTCTTTCTTTTGAAGATGCTAAACAAAAAAGTGATGAATGGCACAATAATTTAGAAAAAAACAGTACTAAAGAATTTGCAAAAAGACTTTCTTTAGATGAAAAAAGAATAATGTATAAAACTCTTGATAAAAAGCATTTCTTTTATTTACTAATTCCTTCTGAACTAAAATACGAAGGAGAGTATATGGGACATTGTATAGGAACAAATCCTTTTTATTCTAGCAGGTTAAGAAAAAAAGAAATACAAATATTATCTTTACGAGACGAAAACAACCTGCCTCATGTAACGATTGAAATGATATTGCAGCATGACGGTTTATTAAGAACTGGTCAAATTTCAGGAAAAGGCAATCAGCCGCCCATTGATAAATATCAAAATATGATAACAGAATATGGAATATATTTAATATCACAAAAAGAAAACCAAGACTTTAAAGAATTAATGAAACTAATGAAATTAATATAAAAAACATGAATAACGAACCAAAACAAGATTATAACGATCTGATTATAGTTCCATCTATACAAACGAGTATACGTTCAAGAAAAAGAGAGGTTTTTCCATATTATGAATTTAATGGCGGTTATCACCTTCCTCTTATTACTGCGCCTATGGATACTGTAGTTGATAATTTTAATTCAGATTTTTTTATCACAAATAAAATTAACATTTGCTATCCCAGGTCAATAAAAATAAAAACTAAAAGCCATCCATCAACGATGCAGTTTGAGTCAATATCTTTAAGTGATTTTGAAAAATTAATTTTAGAAAAAAATATAATTCCAAATTCTATTGATGGCAAATATTATGTTTGTATTGATATTGCTAATGGACATATGAAAGTTTTACACGACTTAGTTCATTTAGCAAAAAACAGATTTGGAAATAAAATAGTCATTATGACTGGAAACATTGCAAATCCCGAAACTTATAAAGTTTTATCGGAATCCGGTGCTGATTATATAAGGGTTGGAATAGGAAATGGAAACGGATGTTTAACAACCGAAAATACAGGAATTGGTTATCCTGCAGCATCTTTAATTAAAGAATGTTATTCAATATCATGTTATTTAAAAAATCCTGCTAAAATAGTTGCGGATGGCGGTATTAATACTTATTCTGATATTTTAAAAGCTTTAGCGTTGGGTGCTGATTATGTAATGATGGGTTCTGTTTTTAATAGAGCTTTAGAGTCTTGTGGAGATACCTATTGGGGTCCATTTAAAATAAATCAATACGGAAAATTAGCTAATTGGTTATTTAAAAATAAATTTACTTTAAAAAAGAAATTCAGGGGAATGTCCACAAAAGAAGTTCAAAAAAAATGGGGAAAAGAAGAATTTACTACATCTGAAGGAGTAACAAGAATTAGAAAGGTGGAGTATAAATTATACAAGTGGACAGATAATTTAACTGATTATTTAAAATCTAATATGAGCTATTGTAATGCTAAATATTTATCTGATTATATAGGTAAACCAATATTGATTTCGATTAGTGAAAAATCATATAAAAGGTTTAATAAATAAAATTTATTATCTTTTCTTGCCTATTTATTCCTATAGATTAAATCTGTAGGAATATGTATTTTTTAGAAAACAATTCAAAAACCAATCTTTTAGAAATGAAAGATTGGAAAATTCATTTTACCAATGGAACTAAAGGGATGCCAAAAACAGACCCTTTGATTTTAAATTATGTTGAATCTGTTTTAAAAAAAGTATATGATAATAATGAAGAAAAGGTAAATAATAATCCTATTGCTCCTTGGATTGTTAAAGTTGTTTCTGAGCTTGGCGGACCGGTTAATGTCAATACAGAAAAAATAAATAGAATAAAAACTGTTATTGAATATGTAAAGAAAACCGGGAATGTTGCAAATATTCCTAAGATGGATTTAATTCAAGGTTCTGATTTTGCTAAAGAAAAACTTAATAAAATTGCAGAAAAAGAAAAACATAATATTAATAAACCTTCTGAAGAAAAAAATAAAGAAATAGAAAACAAAGAATTGTCTCCAGAAGAATTAGCTTTACAATATCAAGAAAAAAGCAAAAAATTATTTCCAGAACTCAAAGATGAAGCCAGCGGTAAGATTGAACGAGTTTGGACTTGTACTGATGGTTCTGGAAGATTATGGATAAAAGTTATTGATAATTCCTGGCTATCAAGATACTGTGAATCTGGTGATAAATGGGGAATAGACTGTCAAGATACAAATTTTGGAAATAGTAAATATGTAAATTATCAATTAATAGGCCCCCCAAAAGGAAAGACATCCCCAATAAATACTATTGTTGGTATGGGTATCCTAAAAAGCAAAGGCTCTATTGCTGAAGTAAAACAAGAAGGCAATGTTCAGCCTGGTTCACAAAAAACAAGTGGAGGATGGACAGATGTTGATAACATGGTGATTGAGTTTTTAACTATGGCTCCTGAGGCAAAATGGATAAATTATTTTGGTGATTATTATGGAAATATTGAATTAGATCCTAAAAAATCTTTATATGGAGGAGGAATAGGTTTTTTATACCACCTATCAATAGAGAAGCCTGAACTTTTTAAAAAGTTAGCAGAAAAAAGACCAGATATGATAGAAGCTAACAGAGAAATTATTGAAAAAATATTTCCAAATATTGAGGAATTAATAAATTTTGATCTTAATGAATTTGCTAAAAACAAACCCGATGTATTTTTATTGAATATACAAAAATATATAGAAAAATTCGGACAAGAAGCAAGGGACATTTTAAATTCTTTTGATTTATTATCAATATCAAAAAAAAATCCACAGCTAATCGAGAATGTAATTGATGTTTTGGTATTAAATATGCCTAAAGATAAATTTCAACAATTAATTGATAATTTAGATTTGTCTAATTATGTTTGGAACAATAAACTTAAATCATATTCTTTAATAAAAAACCTTTCTCTATTAAACGATAAAACATCCATAAATAATTTATTAAATAAATATTCTAAAATGTTTATTGGTGGTTTCGGTGGAGGAGTAAAGGGTGCTATTTCTTTTTTAAGAGAAATGGAAAAACCCAAGTTACCAAATCACCAAAATGCAATTAAGGACCCCGAAGACGGAAAATATTATGCTGAAAGAGAAGTTAATGTAAAAGACGAGAATGGCAATGATAAAATAGATGAAAACGGAAATGTTATAACAAAAAAAGTTACATTTGAAATTCCTGACAATCTTCTAATTTTAAACCAAAAAGAAAGAAGAAATTTTATAAGTGCTAATGAGGAATTTATAAAATCATCAATAAAATCAGATGAACAGGGAAAGGAAATAACATATTTAAGATTATTATTTTCTCAGAGCAATTCTCAGGAAATAGAAAAAAATATGAAAAAAGAAAAAGAAAAATTTATTTCATATTATGATTCTAAATTTAAAGTCGGAGAAAAGAAAAAAATAAAAGTAGACAATAGTGATGAAATATTAGAGCAACCTTATATGCTTGGTGAATTTGAATTGTTTTCTATAATAAATCCTAAAGGAATTGTTTCTAATGGCGAAAAGTTATATTATCCAATAGGAATTGAAAACTCAAAAAAGAATATTGTTAATATAATTAAATTTTATTTTGATAAAAATCTTTTAAAAGAAAAAGAAGAAATAACAAATCGTTATGGAAAAAAATTAAGTCAAGAAATTGCAAAAAAAGAAATAGAATCAAAATTATTTAAAATAAAATATGATTCAATAAAAGATTATATTTTAACATTAATTTATTCTGGAGAAAAAGAAGAAAATGCCATAAAGTATTTTATTGATAACTTTACTCCAGAAAAAATTAAAGTCCCTGAATTGTATGGGTATCAAATGATGTTTAACATAATAAAAGAATCATTTTCTGATCAAATTTTTTATAATGTTGTAAAGAGTTTTAAAGAAAAGATTCTTAATATGGGAGAACAAGGCAAATCTTTATACAACCAATTATTAAATAAATTAAATATTGGTTATTATGAAGTTGCAGCCGGAAATAAAGTTATGTACTCAAATTCTAACGATATGTCCTATTATGAATATAATTGGAATTTAAATTTAAATAAAGAAACCATTAGCGGAGGTCCAATATTTTTAACAGATGGAAGATTATATGAAGTAATTGAAACCGGAGACTATGCCGGTTCTAAAAATGGAAAAGTTTTGATTTTAGATGAAGGGTATACTACCTTAAAAGGAGAGCAGATAAATCCTAAAAAAAGATGGTTCAGTTCAAAATTATTTAAAATAAAGTATAAAAAAACAAATAACGAATTGAACGAAACATTATTAAGAAAAAAAATTCAAAAAAGATTAATGATAGTTACAGAAAATAAAAAGTCAATTAATTATACCGGAATAGTTTTGGACAAAAAAAGTCAGCAAAAACTTTATGATTGGGTAAAAGAAATGATAAAAAATAAAAAAATACCACCCATCTCAAATTGGACTTATTCCGGAGATCATATTACGATTAATCCTGGTAAATCTAATGACGAAACCTTATTGGATAAAGATGTTGATTTAAAAGTTTTAAAATACTCTTTTGATGATAATGTTGTTGCTGTTTCAGTAATTCCTGTTATTAATGATTTTGAAATAAATTTTACAAAAGAAATACCCCATATAACAATTGCTTATAATGAAGAAAACAAAGCCAGACCAGTTATGAGCAATCAATTAAAAAACTGGAAAAGTGTACCTAAGTCTTTTGTTTTAACAGGCAAAATTAAAGAAGTTCCTTTGATTTAGAATTTTGTATTTTTCTTTTTTCTATTTCTCTAATTAATTCATCATCTGTCATATCACTAATGTTTTTTTGATTATACTGTTCTTTTGATTTTGCCTTTTTTAGTTCCTCTTTGGTTTTTTCATCAAGCTTTAGTTCAGAATTGTATTCTAAGCCTAAATGCTTAAAAACAGATCCGGCAATGTTTTCTACAATATCTAAGCTTAAGAATTTTAGAGATATTTTATTTGGATCATCATTGTGCCAGTTAGCAATTTTATTATATGTATCAATTACTATATTGTTAATCTCAAATTCTTGTATGTTTTTTTTTAGATTATCTTTTTCCATCAGACTTAGTAAATATTTGTATTTGTTTTTCTTTTTTCCCTTTTTTATCAAGGGTATATTTCTTTATATATGAATTTCCAATTTGTAATAAAGTCTCAGACTCAAAAGTTGAATTTTTATTCTTGTTAAAGAATTTGGAATATATTTCTTTTCCATCTGAATATATGGAATAATATTTAGATTCTTTAAAAAAAACTAAAGAAGAAATAATTTTAAAATTTTTATATTCTTTATCTAAAGTCTCTTTTGTAATTTGATTTAAATTTCCTTTTGTATAGAAATATGCTTTTCTGTAATGTTTAGAGTATTTATAATTACAAAGCCAGCTTATTTTTTTTACCACCTGAAATTCAATTAAATTATGTTTATTATATTTATATACCGTATAATTTAACATTATTAAATATAATAACTATATGTTAAAAAATCAAATAAAAAACTTTTCTCTAGAAAAAATAAAAATATTAATAAATGAATGTATTATTAATTATGTTTTTATTTCAAAAAATATTGAAATGCCAGATGAAATTTTCAAGATGTTTTTAAATTTATCATTAATAAATTCTCTTGACGATTATTCTTTGCTGACAAATAAAAGAATCAGAAAATTTATTGATTGGAACTCTATGCCAAGAAAAAAAATAATCAGAATGATGACTAGAGACATATCTGTTTTGGATAATATTAATTTTGAAGCGCAAAAATTTTCAATATTGGAATTGGAAAATTTTTTAAAATTTCATCCTGATTATATAAATAAAATAAATGTTGATTTTTCAAACCTAACAACTAAAGAAGTTTTGATTCTACTTAAAATAGATAATCAATCTCACCACTATATTGATTTCAATAAATTAGAATTTAGTAGGTTGGAAATTCAACATTTAGTAAAATATTTTATTAATAATGAAGAAATTATAAATAAATTAGATTTTGAAAAAATGGATAATTTTATATATAAATTTATTATAAAAAAAACAAAGGGAAAATATTTAAAAAAAATAAATACCAGCAAACTAACTGTGTTAGATTGGCTGGATATAATCCAAACTAATCCATCTATGATTTCTATTTGTGATTTAAATATTTTTTTATTTGGAGACTGCTATTATTTGACAAAATTAGCTTCAATATCTAATGATAAAAAAATTTATGAATTAATAAAACAGAACAAGAATAAAATATCGGGCTTAGGATGGGAAAAGCTTTTAATTTTGGATTTCAAAAAATACAGCCCAATATGTAATTGGGCTGCTCTAAAAAATGGTCAATTAAAAAAAATAAAAAGTATTTATCCTGATGCTTTTCTTATTTAGTTTGAGAAGAATCAGTAATTTCTTTTTCTATCTTCTTTTTCCAGGATTTTAGCATTAAAATAGCTTTTTCAATATCTCCTGTCGCATCTTTATATTCGTCTTTTTCTAAATTCAAAAGAAGTGTTTTTATTAATGATTTAAATTCTCCTTTAATTTTATCCCAATTTTTCTCGTTTGGAACAATTAAATCTGTTTCAGATATAGAATACTTATTTTTTAACTCTTGTTTTATTATGTGTCTTATTTTTTTTTCTTCTTTAACGTTCATTTTATTTTTTTGATTTTCAGATCTATAATATAAATACTATAAAAAAATCTATTTTTTTTTGCTTTTCTAATTATAATTAATATCTTTGACCCATGTAACTTATATGGTAGGGTAGCTTAATGGTAGAGCATTGCCGTGAAAAAGCAAGAGTGCAGCAGAGCAATCTGGGGATAAAACCTGTTCGATTCCTGCCCCTACCACAAAAAACCAGTGTTAAACACTGGTTTTTTTTATATATTTATTTAAAACATTACCTGTTTTCAGTTCAGGTAAAATTGTTCTAAAACAGAATAATACAAAAAAAAATTAATATGGAATCAGACAGTATAAAGAGTGAGAATGTTCAAGAAAGAGAAAATAGCGACCCTTTGCCTGATGGCCGGAATGTTTTTCAATCCATTTGGATTCGATGCAATACTACTAATTGCCATGAAATTGACAAATGGTTATTGGAATGCTATAATCCTTTTGTATTCTTTGGTGGCTCTATTTGCTATATTATATTATTATTATCGTAAAAATTTTTATTTAATGATGGCATTATTTGTTAATCCCTTGGGATATGATGCTTTATTTGCCTGGACAATGAAACAGAGCGGTTCTTTTCTATATGCTAATTTGTTTTTTTATAGTATAGCTCTTATTTTTTTTAGTGTATATTTTTATTTATCTAAACTTCATCCTGTTAAGTATGCTAAAGGTATTATTAATCCTTTTTATTTAAAAATTCGAAATTTTTTATAATTTTACGATAAGGGCAATGTCTACATCCTTTTTCTTTTTGAGGACTACAACAATACCCTCTGTCAATATGATATTTTTCAGTAAAAATCCATTTTCCGTTTTCTATATAATAATCTAAATTTTCTATTAGTATTTTATTTTTCATTTTTTGTTATTTAATTTAAATTAAAATATTTGTATTTATTTTTATTTATAAAATGGAGCGTAAAACCCACAGGTCTTTAGCCTGTGGGATGTAAGCGACAAACGTAAGTTTAACCCTGATTGAGAATATACTCACGAATAGTATCAGGATTTGCTTCACCTATTGAACAAACGAAGTAGCCATCTGACCAAAAGGTATGTTCTTTCCAAAAATGTTTAAACAAGAATGACCTGTGGTATGAACGCCAAATATGATAAGTGGATTCTTGTTTTAACTTACGAACAATAGATGTAATTGAAAGACGAGGTATATAACGAATAAGGAAGTGAATATGGTCTAAATCTGATTCAAACACTTCGATTTCAAAATCTGAATTGGAAGTGATATTTAAAAGAATGGAACGCATATCATCTTTTAACTTACCAATAAGTAACTTTTTGCGATACTTGCAAACGAAGATTAAATGACATTTTAAGTAGTGTTTTGAGCGATTTGTGCTGATGTAATTAGATTTTTTAGACATAGTAGCGAAGTTTTTTGTGAATGTTTCTCAATCAAAATGGAAATATTTACAAAAAACGTAGCGGATTGTATAAATAAATTACATCTTTGTAAAAATATCAGACTATTTAATATTAGAATGAAGACAATTTTTCGGACATATCAATTTGAACTACAACCAACACAAGAGCAAAAAGTGTTGTTGGATAAGCATTTTGGGTGTATCCGTTATGTTTACAACTACTTTTTAAATGAAAGAAAAGAACAATATCAAGCAGATAAAAAGTCTGACAACTACTACAAACAGGCTGCTACCTTAACTGAACTAAAAAAGAAAGAGGGAACTGCTTGGCTTAAAGAAGTGAATAGCCAATCACTACAATTTGCTTTAAGATGCTTAGATACTGCTTATGTAAACTTCTTTCGTGGCAACGCTAAATTTCCACGATTTAAGTCAAGGAAAAAGAAAAATTCATTCACAGTTCCACAGTTTGCAAAACTTGAAGATGGCAGATTTTTTGCACCAAAATTCAAAGAAGGTATTAAAGTAAATGTTCACCGTGAAGTTAAAGGTGAAATTAGTAAATGCACTTTGAGTAAAATACCAACAGGGAAATATTTTGTATCAATCCTATCAGAAGAACAATATCAACCAAAAGAAAAGACTGGTGCTGTTTGCGGAATAGATTTAGGTTTAAAAGACTTTGCTATTACTTCTGATGGAATTAAATTTAAAAATAACAAATACACAAAACAATATGAAAAAGAGTTAGCGAAAGCACAAAAACATCTTTCTCGTAAGACAAAAGGTAGTAATTCGTTTGAAAGACAAAGACGAAAAACTGCAAGACTTCACGAAAAGATAACCAACTCACGAATGGATAACTTACATAAAGTATCCTACCAATTAGTATCTGATTATGATATAATTGCCTTGGAAGACCTTAATGTGAAAGGAATGGTCAAAAACCATAAACTTGCTAAACACATTTCTGATGCAAGTTGGGGAACTTTTGTTAGGTTACTTGAATATAAGGCAGACTGGAACGATAAACAGATTGTGAAAATCAATCGGTTTTACCCTTCAAGTAAAACCTGCTGTGAGTGTGGTTGGATAAATCAAGACTTAAATCTTTCAATAAGAGAATGGACTTGCAAAAACGGACACGTTTTAGACCGTGATTTGAACGCTGCAAAGAACATTTTAAAAGAAGGATTAAAAATAATATCGGCAGGAACTGTCGATTACACGGGTGGAGACTCAAATAAGACTTTGGCAACAAAGCATAAGTCCGTGAAACCCGAAGCCCATTTGTCTTTAGCAAATGGGTAGTTCACTATACTGATAATGAAGAAGATGATTATGAATAATCTCGATAAACAATACCAATTACTCCTACAAGATATATTAGATACTGGAGTTAAAAAAAATGATCGAACCGGTACCGGAACTTTATCAGTATTCGGAAGGCAAATACATCACAAAATGAGTGATGGGTTTCCTTTACTTACTACAAAAAAGATGGCATGGAAATCAATCGTAACTGAATTGTTATGGTTTTTAAGAGGTGATACCAACATTAAATTTTTAGTAGACAATAATTGTCATATTTGGGATGGTGATGCTTATAAGAACTATCTAAAATGGTTTGTAGAAATATCAAACAAATTAAATGTTATAAGAGATCCTTGGACAAAAGAGCAATATATAGAACAAATAAAGTTAGGAAATGTAGATGCCGATTTAAGTGATTTAGGTCCGATTTATGGATTTCAGTGGCGTAACTGGGGTAAAGATTTCAAACAAATACCAAATGAAACTGGTGATAAAGTTTATAATATTACAACAACAGGTATAGATCAAATCACAAACCTAATCAACGATCTTAAAACAAACCCAGACTCAAGACGATTAATGGTTAATGCTTGGAATGTTGGAGATCTCGACTTGATGATTTTGCCACCTTGTCATTACGGATTTCAAGTTTATACGAGAGAGTTGAGTTTAGAAGAGAGAGCTGATATTTGGAATAATACACATAACCCTGCTGGAAATATTTATACACATAATCAATATAATGAAAATGAAATACCTATTAGAGCAATCTCTCTAATGTGGAATCAACGTTCAGTTGATACACCGCTCGGACTACCGTTCAACATAGCATCATATGCTATATTATTAGAATTGTTAGGTAATATAGTTAATATGGTACCTGATGAATTAATTGTCAATTTAGGAGATACCCACATTTATCTCAATCAAATTGATGGTATAAAAGAACAATTAAAAAGAGAACCATTTGAACTTCCTACATTAAGAATTAATACTGAGTTTTGGCCTACTAAATCCGGAGAATGTGGTGTTGGGGAGTTAACAGATGATGTTGATTTTTTAATCAAAGAAATGAGAATAGATGATTTTCAAATTGAAAATTATAAAAGTCACCCATCAATAAAAATACCATTATCAAATTAAATTATGAAAATTATAGTAGAATCAGAGGATTGTACAAGATTACACAAATTTTTATTAACTGTTACCAACATCTGATCTTACAGAAGTTGATCCAGAAATTAAAAATTCATAAATTTGTTTCATGATAAACCTCGAAATACCCGAACAATTAATAATTAAAGATTCTGGAGAAATAAGATATGAACTTATCAATGGTAAAACCATAATAGGTTTATGTGGCTATGCGAGAAGCGGTAAAGATACTTTAGGTTCTTTATTGGTAGAACGACTCTCTTTTAAGAGAATTTCATTTGCTGATACATTAAAAAAAGAATTAAATGAGCATATGAAATTAAGCGTTTTTAATGATTTACAAGAAAAAGGATTTTATATAGATTTTGAATCAGTTGATTTTGAAAATCCAAAAAAAATAGAAATAAAAGAATTGCTTAGGCCATACATGATATGGTATGGAGAAGAAATAAAAAAAATAAACGGAATACATTATTGGACGAATAAAGCATTTTCTCAGATTGATAAAAATGACAAAAAAATTGTAATAACCGATGTAAGGAGACTTAACGAATTAGATATTTTCAAAAACAGCAGAACCTTTATAGAGAAAAGAATTAAGAACAGAAGAGAAATATCTTTGCCAGAAGATAGCCCTTACGATATTTATGATTATGATTCTGATTTTGAAACATTATTTTTATATATCAATCAATTAAACAATAGTGATTCTGATTCTCTAACTAAAGAAACTATAATGTCATCACTTGAAAAATGGTTATTTGATGAAATAGTAGAGATTGATTCAAGAATACAAAACCCAGAGTTCCAAAAAAGACACTTAATTAACCATATTCAAAAGCTAATAATTAAATATCCAAAATATTTTATATAATGACTCAACCAATCACCATTCCAAGGCCAGGAAAAACAAAGCCCGGAAAAATAAGACCAAATACAAAGCCCGATAAAGACCCGTGGAAAGTGCCTGCACCAAAAATTAATCCCAAACCAAAGGCATGATTATGCCGGATATGGCCCTGGTATAAAATTCGGGTTTGAACTAAAAGCAAATGAGGAGATCATAAGACTATTATTATTTGCCTGTAAAGAAACGGTTGTTCTTTGTTCCAATAACTCTATTGAATTTCCATATAATTTAACTCCTATTCTATACCAATAAAAATCATCAGTATTTTTTATATTTGTTATTGATGTATATGTTTTTCCACCATCTACTGAAATTTTAACACCTGTTTTTCTTTCTGTTCTTGATTTAACCTTAACAAAAACAAAGTAATCTGCCTGTGTTATATCTAATAATAATATAGAATAATTTAACCAAGGAAAATCAGAATCAGAATCAGTATATTCAATAAAATTATTTAAAACCAATTCTGTTGTTTCTTCTGTTTGACCTCCGGAATTTAAGTTATAATTAGAATCAATATAAATAATTTCTGAATTGCCTGAAAAGTTTGATGTTGAACCACTAACTCCCACAAAATAATACCCAGTTATCCTTGCTGTTATTGGATTTGAATTTGAAAAATTATAATAAGTTCCAGCACTTGTTGTTGCTGAGTACCATTTATAAGAATATGGTTCAGTTACTCCAGTAACAACTGTTGCAGCAGAAAGAATCACACTACCTCCTGTTGTAAAAAAAACCGGACCATCCGGTATAATGTATGGTTCAAAAATATTATTTGTAATTGATACACTTATTACATTTGTATAAGCGGTGCAGCTTCCACTAATTACACGACAAGAATAATTACCAGATGTAGTTGCAGTTATTTCTTGGATTATTTCTCCATTTGGACTCCACAAATACTCTGAACCTGGCGTTGCTGTTAGTATAACGCTTCCTCCCAAAGGAACTGTGGTTGGACCTTGTGCAAATATAGAGGCAACACAAGTCGTTCCTCCGCTTGGTAATAATGGGTTAGAAGCTCTTAATAATGATTGACTGAAAATAACATGTCCTACTGGGTTTAATCTATTTCTTACATTAGCATCTGTTTCGTTATTGTAAGAACCTCTTGTGGTTGAATTATATGGTACTCCCCATGAATAATAAGCGTCATAAATAGTATGGGCTGTATAATATGCTCCCATAAATTCATATTCTGCATTCCAGGGATTTGCAATTTTTTCTGCCGAAAAAATTGGCATAATTTCTAAAGTTTTACCAATAGAATTGCAATCTGCAGCAATATTCCTCAAACGACTTCTTGTGTAATTATAATCAGGAATTAAAGCGGGAGAATAATCATGGATTAATAATCTATCCATATAAGGCAAAAGCTGAATCATTTCGCCAGGATCAGGCCATCCGATATATATTTCTACTTTTAATGGATAAGTTGCATTGGAACACGTATTATATACATATTGTAAATTACTCAAATATGTGGAAAATGAAACATCTCCGTTCCACCATTCATTTTCTACATTAAAACAGTCAAATCTTTCAGAAGCAGAACCTCTTTGATTATTATATGTTATTACTTGGTTTACTGTAGTTTGGCTTCCGGATCTGCATGCAGCGACAGCAGTAACTCCACTCTGCCTTGCTTTTTGAATAAATGATGCTAACAAATTTGTTCCGGGAGATGAAGTGTTTATTGATGTTGCACTTCCCCAATTCATATAACTTAAATCATAAAATATTAAGTAATTTATTCCGTGGTTGTAAACGAATTGAAGTAAGGAGTTTTCATTAGCTGGTATTCCTAAAATTGTTGTATTTTGACTTAAATCGGCGGTTGCAGCAGCACCAGCACCAACACCACCAACAAAAGAAATTGTTGGAACCGATACATATCCGCTTCCTCTTTGATAGCCCTGTCCACTTACCCACCTAAACCTTATGGCAATTATTTGTCCATTTTGTATAACCGGATCTATTATTGCACCAGAACCTCCACCTCCCGTAATCTGAACTGTTGGAGGGTTGTTTGAATCATATCCTGAACCACCATTGGTAATTCTTAGATTACTGAGCTTACCCGCAGGATCAATAAATCTATTAATATATAATCCTACTGTAGATGGAATTGTACTTGCTGAAAATGGCATATTAATAAATACCTAAAAAATTGATTTTTGTTTTTAAAAACTTTAAATTTGTAAAGCAAAAAAAACAAAATGGAATCAGTAACTTCAAAAACAAAATTTAAAGACCTATTATCAAATAATAATTATTATCCTTTTCCAGAAATTGTCTCGGCCTTAGATTCAAAACAAATACCGTTTAAAAAAAATATTCTTTTTTCATATAATCCATCGTCTTTGGCTGCAAATGAATGGAATAGATGTGTTGATTTTTATTTAAAAAAAACACCCAATGGAAATCTTATTGATTTACAAAATATTATGGATGCAATCAATGAAGATGAGTCAAATTATAAGGAAAAATTAGAAGAAATAGCAGAAAATGTTATTAGAGAAATGTATGACATTCCTGATTATATTATTTTAAAATCAAATTTAAAAAATGTAGATTTTGATGATATGCCAAATGAGGAAGAAGAAGATTCTGATTCGGAAAAAAAATTAACAGATGAGCAAAAAAGCAAAATACAACCACTCATTGAAAAGAGAATTATTTTAAATTCTATAATACACGGTGCAGCTATCCATCAATGGACAAGTTGTTTTTATTTAGCAAAAGATGAATTAGATAAATTAAGTAAAAATTTAATTGAACACTACAATTCATATGCTGCTTTAATAAATTATTTTAATTGGATGCACCCAATGGCACTTTTAAGTGAAAACGAAGATGTTTTTAATTTAATTATGGGTTCTAATAAATTAAGAAATAATAATTTGGAAGAGCCAGATATTGAAAATAATAATAATGGTGGAGCTATGACCCAGGGTTTTAATAGGATTAATATCAAAGAAAAAACAATAGAAGCTTTTGGAATTAATTTTCCTGTGTTATTACATGAATTATCCAAAGGTTGTATTGAATTTTTGTTATCAAGATCAATTCCTGATCATTTAAACGAAGACGAATTAAAATATTTTTATAAAAAATCAGATAAATATTCACATGAATTTTGGCATTATTACATGGGACCATCCATTTGGAGATCCATAATTAATGAATTTGATATTACAACCCAAGAATTGCCTAAATTGCTTACATATATTTCAGAAATGGAATATGAAGATTTGGCAAAGCTATTATTGACAATAATATACGGAGAAAACAAAGAGAAAGAAAATAAAATTAATCAAATAAAAAAATTGATAAAATGAAAATAACAGATTTTGCTAAAAAAGTCTCTAAACAAGAGGGCTTAAAAAAAGGAGTAGATATTGCTCAAATATTAGAAATATTAAAAGTAACTAATAATATTCTAAACAATGAACTTTATAAATTAATAAAAAAAGAACCGGACGAATTAATCACAAAAAATTCAGATAAAAAAAATAAATTCAAAGATGGTTTTTCATCAAAGACAAAAATGAAAAGAAAAAGCACTAATTATATATTAAGAAATGGAAGAGTTCAAGGTGATTAATTTTGAAATTAATTTTAATAAAAAATTATTATGTGATAGATTTATCATAATAGATGATCTTTCTTCTTTAAAAAATTTTAATGTTAATGATAAGATTAATATTAAAATAAGAGAACAGCACTTTTGTTTTTCTGTAATAGAAAAAAAAGAAACAAAGTCATTAGAAGAAATAATAAAACAAAATCTGCATATATTTGATAGAGGCTTGTCTGATAAGGAGTATATAAAATTATGGGACGATAAGCTAAACAAAAGATTGACGATTTTGTATTTATTAAAAACAACACAACTCAAATTATTTGAAGATGAAAATTGATATAACCAAATCAGATTTATGGGATTATTACTCGGAGTGTTTTCCCGAAGAAGAAGATCGTATTAAAAGATTTGAAATATGTAAAAAGTTTTTTAAAAATAATCCTTTTCCTGAAATCAGAAAAAAGTATTTAGAGCCGCAAAGGTTTTATCATAACGAGAAACATCTTAATGAATTAAATTATTTAATAAATTATTTAAGTATAAAATCATTAATAAAAAATGAAATAAAAGATAAATTATACTTGTTGGCCTTTTTCCATGATGCAGTTTATGATCCAAGAAAAGACAACAACGAAAATGAATCTGCAGAATTATTTCTAAAGTATATTTTGAATGATTTAGGAATTAAAGTTCCTAAACATAACTTTTCTTTATTGGAGGCAATGTCTACAATAAAAAACAGGCACGAGCATTATGAAGAAATTTTAGAAATATTTGAATCAATCTTAGATACAAAAACACACAAACCAAGAAATGAGATTTCTGAAATATTTTGTTCTTTAGATTTGTTTTGTTTAACCAATTATAATTTTAAAGAGCTCATAGAGTATGAACATGGTATATTCAAAGAGTATCAATATGTAGATTATTTAACTTACCATAGCAAAAGATTGGATTTTCTTTTTGATATAAAAAATGATTTAAAAACTAATAATTATAATTTAGACTTATTAATACAATATATAAAAAACAGAAAAATAAAAGTAGGTTTATATCCTGGGAGTTTTAGGCCATTTCATATTGGTCATTTAGATATATTAAAAAAAGCAGAATCTATATTTGATAAGATTATAATTTGTAGAGGCATAAATCCTTCTAAAAAAATAACAGAAGAATCTTTTGTTTCTAATTTTGATTTTCCTCCTTATAGAGAAGTAAAAATATTTTCTGGATACCAGATTGATTTTTTAAAATCTTTAAATGAATCGGCAAGAGATTATGAAAGAAAAAAGTATTTAAATCCAATAATTGAATATGTTTTTGTAAGAGGTTTAAGAAATCATACAGATTTTGATTTTGAATTTAACCAACTTCAATATAATAAAATGTTGGCAAAAGAGAAAGGAATACAATTTAATACTTTGTTTTTATTTTCCGAACCAGAATATCAACATATATCTTCAAGCGATATAAGAGCTATGGAAAATTTTAGATCAGAAAGTGCAAAAAAGTTAATTGTATGAAAGCAGCATTTATTCAAACTCGTCCAGACGGTCAAATATTAAATCAAGGCAACTATACTGCTTATTATGGTTTTTTAAAACTTGGATATAAAACAGAATTTTATTCATCTGCTTTAGATTACAGTAAAAAATTAGAACAATTACCTCTTCCAGTTACTACTGGAGGTATTAATACAATTAGACAAATACTATCTAACTATAATATTGTTCAACCTGAACTTCAAAAACCACATGTTGAACTCCCGGATTTCTTAAAAAGAAACTTATTTGAAATGAGTATGTCCGAATTCTTTGATTATATTTCTGTTGATGGTTTTAAACCAATTTTTATAAAACCTCTGGAGGAAGACAAGGCATTTACCGGATTTGTTTTTAAGCATAAAACAGATTTATTAAAGTTTGGTAGAAAATTACCAGATGATTTTATGTTTTTAACCAGTGAAGTAATAGAATTTCAATCTGAGTTTCGTTCTTTTATTCAAAATAGAAAAATAATTGATTGTAAAAATTATACTGGTAACTTTTGGCTAAGACCCAATCCTCATATTATTCAAGAGGCAGTAGAAGCATATATAAATCAACCAATAGCCTATACTTTGGATTGGGGAATTGATATGAATGGAAATACAATATTAATAGAAATTAATGATGCTTTTGGTGTGGCTCCTTATGGATTAGACCCGGTGAAATATGCCAGGTTTTTAGAAGCAAGATGGAATGAAATAATTTTAAAACAAATACCAATTTCAAAATAAATTGGCTTCATTTTCATGTTTAGAAAATTTTTTAACTATTTATAAAAAAAGTTAAAAATGAAATTTCATAATACATTTACAAATGAAGAAATTGAAAAATTAAAAAAAATTTACGAATTCGGGTCAAAAGATTTAATATTATCTAATTTGCCTGGCAGGGATTATGGCACTATTAAATGGAAAGCCAGCAAATTAGGATTGAAGAAAAAAAGAGCAGTTCAAGTTGAATCTGATTTATCCACACTTTTAAATAATTCCCCTGAAGCATTTTATTGGATTGGTTTCTTAATGGCTGATGGATATGTTAACCACAAACAAAAAAGAATATCTTTAGCAATTTCTAAATTAGATGAATTGCATTTATTTAAATTTGCTAATTTTATCAATTGTAATAATATAAATTTTAGCAGTAATGAATCAAAAAGTCCTTCTGGTAAAATATATATAAAAGAAACATGTCAAATATCTGCTGCTGATAAATATATAATACCTCAAATTATAGAAAAATTTAATTTTAAACCAAAAAAAACATATAATCCTCCTGATTTAAATTATTTAAATAACAATATAAACCTTTGTATTTCTTTTATAATCGGATTTATTGATGGTGATGGTACAATTTCTACTTTAAAAAACAATTCAAAACTTTGTGAATTAGCAATAAGATGTCATACATCATGGTTAAATAATTTACAATATTTTAGTAATAAAATATGCAATGAGATTAATATTACCCCCAAGAAAGCATATATATACGACAATTGTGCAGTCATTCAAATGAATACTAAAATGATAAAATATTTATATGATAATATTATAAAATTAAATTTACCAATTTTAGAAAGAAAATGGAAAAAGATTGATATTAATTTTATAAACAGAAATGAACAAATAGAAATAAATAAAAATAAAGCAATTGAATTAATGAATGGTAATTATACAATAAAAGATATATCTAAATTGTGCAACTTTGAATATAAATATACATATCAACTTGTGAAAAGATTATTAAAAACACATTGTAATCTAAAAATTAAATAAATATTTCGGGATGCATTTTTCCAAATAATCTAATCATTAATCCAGAAAAACAATGGGCTTCCTGTTCATGTGGTGAATTATCATCTCCGCTTGTAGATGTAATTACACCATCTAAGTTTTGTTTTAGATGTCTTATTTCGTGGGCGAGTGAGCGCATAGGGTCAGCTAACATGTTTCTGTTTTTAACATAAATCCAAATTTCGTTATTATTTGGATTAAAACTTGCTGTTGTTTGAATGGGTCCTCCACGTTTACCAGTTAAGTGAACTGTAATTGGTTGATTTATTCCAAGATGTTTACAACAAAACTTAATAAAATCTGAAACAATTTTAATCTTATTGTCATCAAAATTATCTACCGATTTTGTAATGTATAACTTATGGTTTCCCTGGTTTAACAATCCTGTTTCATCTATTTTTTCTGGTAATCCTTTATGTTTAGTAGAAGCAAAATCTTTTACATCTTTTTTTGAAATATTTTTTGATGCTTTTTTAAATTTATCAGTATTATCTAAGCTGTTTGGGTTTAACTCTCCTTTTTGAATGGCATTTACCATTCCCATAAATCTTTGCTGAGATTTTGATTCTGCTTTTTCTTCGATAGGCGTTTCTTTTTCTACATATTTTAATAAATCATGATAATAATATGGGTTTTCATTTAAATGAGCCATAACTATTTTTAGGGTTTTAACAGGATCGTCATGAGTAACATCTAATTTTCCAGATTTTGTTCCGTGTTCTAATTCTACCTTAAAACCCAATTCAAGTTCATGCATTTTATATTTTGATATGTCTAAGCCTCCTTTTTCAGCAACTCTTTTTATAAAGAGGGGAGGAAAGGCAACTTCTTTTATCAAATTACTGTGCAAATTAATATATTGTATTCCTTTTTTTGGTCTCATTTTAAACTTAATTTTTTATCTAAAGATTTTTGTATTATTGTATGTAACTTTTCTAAATAATTGTTATTTCTTAAATATTTAAAAGATAAATTCTCAACAGAAAATTCCCCTCCTTTTTCCAATCCTGATTGTCTCATTTTTTTTATTTTATCTCTTAGAGATATGGCTTTCTTATGTTTCTCGTCATTTGATAATTTTGAATCAATTTCCAAATATTCTATTGCATTAATTAAAGCTACCGTTTTTATTAAAATAGCATTTTTATCTATAGAAAAATTACTATAAATTGGTTTTGAAATCCATTTTTGATTCCATAAATCATATACTCCAGAAGAAAAAACATTATCTTCAATTGAATTGCAATATAATTCAACAGGAAAATCTTTAATTTTTATATCATGGCTGTAATTCCACAGATTCTTCTTTGTTAAAAAGAAGTTTTCTACAAAATCATAATCTTCGCTTAGGTCTTTAAAATCAAAAAACAAATGAATATCTATATCACTTTTTGATGACCAGTTATAGTTAGCAAGGCTTCCAACTAATAAAATTTTTTTTATAGGTATATTAATTTTAAGATAATTATAAAATTCTTTAATTATTTGAATTAATTTCTCTCTAATTTCTGGTTTTAATGTTTTGTCTTCATCCCAAATCTTGGGATTAAGAGTTTTATGTATAAATTTTTTTGGTATAGAAACCTCTTCAGGATTAATCTCGTTCAAATTATTACTTTTCTCATCTTCTGAAATTTTAGGGTATTTTTTGTGAAAAGGATAATTTTTATTATTTCTATATTTTGCGCTATGACGTGCGGACAAAGACATGTTTCGTGGTATACCAATACCACTCTCAAGAAAAAAACTTATAAATTTTCTTAAGTAAGACTCATGCATGATATGTATAAATATCATACAAAAAAGAATAGTTTATATCCGAACTGTTCTAAAATTACCTGAGATTGGTATGGATTTATTATTTTTAATAACATCACCTTCTATCAGGGTCTTAAGTTTTTGATTTGAAATAAATTCCACCTTCTTTTTGTCGATAAAAAAAAGACCAATAAAATTAGCTTTTGAGTTTAGAATTTTTTCTAAATTTTCATCCGGAATTTTGCTTAAATCAAGATGATCAGAATTTTCATTATTTATAATAAAAATATCAAAAATTGACTTCGTATTGTTTTTGGTATGCAAAACCTCAAAAGTCATTTTGTCTATATTAATAATTTTATACCCTTTAGCAATAAGTATATTATTAATTATTTTTTGAGCAATTGTTATTAATTCTTCTGAAGAAATAGAATATCTTAATTCAAGAAGTTTATTATTAATATCCCTACTCTCTTTAATCAAAATTTCTGGCACAGGAAAATCTAAAATGTTTTGAATTTCCTTTTCTAATTCTAAATAAAAATCTCTGTTGTTTTGCATTTTTTTTATGCAAAAGTAATAAAAATATATTAATTTTTAATTTTAAAAAAAGGATTTCTAAAATCAGCAAGTTCCCTCATTCTTTTAAGTTCTTCGTTCAATAAATTAACTTTTTTTAGAGTTTCTTTTTCGTTAATGTTTTTTGCATTTTCCGAACTCCATTTTAATGGATCAATTAATTCAAATTTTTCTTCTTTTAAAATTAAAGATTTATATACATGTTCTGATAAAAAATTGGCATCGCAAGCCCACTTATTTTCTTGGACTATTTTATCAACTTCATTAAAAATTATTTTTTTAATTTCTTCAGAATTAAATCTCATATTGAAATTTTTAAATAAATAGCATAAAAAATAGTAGATATTAATTATTAATGATTTTCTTTAGTTGCTTTTTAAAAGCTTCTTCAATTAAACCATTAACATCATCAGGTATTATTTCGTTATTATCCTCCTTATTAAATGAATTCTTAAAACTATCATCGTCATTTATAGAATCGTTGTTTTTAAAACAATAGTAATCTACAATTACGGCAACAAGCTCTCTCATGGCAGCTATTTCGTTTAAGATTTCTGAACTATCTGAGTTGTTATTATTTTTCATTTCTGTTTTTTATATTTTAAAATATTAAAAAAAAAATAAATTTGTATATTTGTAAAAATTAAAATGGAAATCACAGGAATTTTACACAAGATAGATGAAGTCGAAAATTATGGATCTAGTTTTCAAACAAGATTCTTTTATGTTAGAATAATAGACAAATATGCAAAAACTCAATATCTAAAATTCAGACTATCAAATAATAGAATTGAATTATTAGACGGTTTTAATTTAAACGATGAAATAGTAATAAATTTTGAATTAGAAGGCAATGAGGTAAAAAATGCTAAAAACGAATTTGTGATTTTTGACAGAAAAGAGGTCTATGGTATCACAAGTTCTAAAGATTCTGCACTTTCAAAATTAAATGTAAGTACAATATATCTCCCCACAGAAGGAGAAGAGGATGAAGAATTGTCTTTTTAATTATATTTATTAAAAATTGGGGATGAACGGCTTTTGACAGTATTGTTCTTATTATGTAAGCATGTCGAGTATTGTGAATAATCTCGTAAAAAATAATTCTCAATCGTCTAAATGGCGAAGCAAACTATGCAATGGCTGCTTAATCAGTGATTAACCAACCATTATGTTTCCTGGTTCCTGCTGACCGAACCTAAAGAAACTCGATTATGTCAGTGTAGTGTTTGAAATTTCTCTAATCTGACACGAATTATTAAGAGAATATGAAAATCAAAAGGTCATCACCAAGTTCTTTGGTTTTCTAAAAAAAAATGGTGATAAACATGTAGAAAGCTTAATTTGGCTTTATTGGACCGGACTCTCGGATGTCCGCATCTCCACAAAAAATAGGGATAGATTTTCTGTCCCTATTTGCTTTTTATTTGTTATTTTTGAAAAAAATAAATTATGATAATAACAAAAAAGACAATTGAGGCTAAAATTTTTTCTTTAAAAAAACATATGCACCAGGAGTACGAAAGTGGAGTGCCATATTCCATACATTTAATTATGGTTTCGAATTATATAAATAAATATATTAATTTAATACCCCAGAATGATTGGGAAAATGTAATATGTGCCGGTTGGCTTCATGATGTAAGAGAAGATGTTGGTGTGTCATATAATGACATCAAAAAACTTTTTGGATATGAAGTTGCGGAAATAACATATAATTTAACAAACAACGATGGTAGAAACAGAAAAGAAAAGGCAATAAATACCTATATACCAAAAATATCAACAAATCGTTTGTCTGTTTTTTGTAAACTCGCCGACAGGTTAGCCAATGTTCAATATGGATTACTGAACAAAAATAATTCAATGCTAAAAACTCAGGCCAATGAATTAGACTATATGGTTGAGACACTATTTGTTAAAGGAGAATATGATAATATGTGGAATGAACTATCCAACATGTTAAACAAACCAATCCCTAATTATAATGACAATAACTATAATTATAAAGGACTTGAATATTCAAAAAAATAAAAATGAACAGAAAAAATTTAATTGACGGATTACCAAATTCTTATAATACAAATTATATTATAGCAACAAAAAAATCTTGTATTATTTGTAATTCATTATTCAATGAAAAAGAGATTTTTGAAAACGAAATAATTTGTACTGAAGAATTTGATTTTTACCACAAAGCATGCCTGAAAAAAAGTAACATAACATATAAACATCACAATTCAAAAGATAAAAGTACACCAATAACACTCAACAAAAAACAAGAACAACATGAAAAATAAAACGCTTTTTTTATTTTCTTCAATCATTTTAATTTCACTTTTTTCTTGTAAGGCGGTTCAGCCAATTTTGGTTTTGAGACCGTTTGATATGTTTTGGATTCCATTAATTTATATAATAATATGCTGGGTCTTTGCTAAAGTTTTAGTTGAAAAAAATGAATTTTTTTGGAATTGGTTTTTGTTAAACTTGATTTTTACACCATTATTGGGATTGATAATAATGCTAAAAAGAATGTCTAAAAAATAACATATTTAAATATTACAGCCATGTCCTTAAAAAAGATTTATCTCATTAAGGTAGAACCTGATGCCAATAACAACAAATACTATCGAATGTTGGAGGTGGGTGACGGTACTTTTAAAGCAGAGTACGGAAGAGTTGGTGGACACATGAGTGTTGAAATTTACCCTATGTCCAAATGGGAATCTAAATATCGTGAGAAACTTTCTTCAAGAAAAGGTTATGTTGATAAGACCCATCTATTTGAAGAAGAAATTAAAACAGACGAGAAAACTTCTAAAAAGAAACAAACCATAAATGAAATTACAAATAAAATTGTAGCAAAACTCGTAAATGATCTAAGGGGTTTTGCCAAAATATCTGTTCAACAAAACTATATTGTATCTTCCGAAAAAGTAACACAAAAAATGATTGATGAGGCGCAGGTTTTGGTAAACGAAATAACCTCGTTAATTAAAATGAATAATGAAGTAGCACCAATCAACAAATTATTAATAGAGCTTTTCCAAGTTATCCCAAGAAAAATGAAAAACGTTAATGATTATCTTTTTATGGGGGGGCCAATACTTGATACAAAAGAAGAGTTGGCTGAAGCTCAAAAGTTAATTTCTAAAGAACAAGATACATTAGATGTTATGGCGGGACAGGTTTCGACAAATTCAAAACTGGATATAAAAAATTCGAAACCAAACGAAAAAAATATTTTAGAATCTATGGGGTTAATAATAGAAGAAGCACCACAGAGTGACATACCTATTATTTTGGATTTAATGGGTCAAAATAAAAATCAATTTGTAAAAGCATTTATTGTTAATAATTTAAAGACTCAAAAGCTTTTTGATAAAAATATCTTAAACGCCCAAAACAAAACAGTTGATGTTTTTTGGCATGGCTCCAGAAACGAAAATTGGTGGTCAATTTTAGACACAGGATGGAAACTTCGACCATCAAATGCTATTATAAATGGAAAAATGTTTGGTCACGGAATATATTGGGCGAATAAATTTCAAAAATCTTTAGGATACACATCTTATAGAGGTAGCTATTGGGCAAGAGGAAGTTCAGATAGAGCATACCTTTCGTTGGCTGCAGTTCACATTGGTGATCAATTAAAAATTAAAAGACATGAAAGCTGGTGTTATGATTTAAATTGGAATAATTTAAGGAAAAGAGGCAATTATGATTCTTTATATGCTCTTGGAGGGGCTGATCTGAGAAATGATGAATTTATTGTATACCAAGAACCACAATGCACTATTAAATATTTAATCGAAGTTAAGTGAATTTGGTTTTTTGGCTGAATTTTTTATTTATATTTAAAATTTATAATATTATATTTATTGTTAAAGATTTTTTAAATGTCATTTACTATTCCACAAAATGAACAGCTCATTAATATTAAGTTAACTGATGAAGGAAGACATCAATTATCTTTGGGAAATTTAAGATTTTCCAAAATGGTTTTATCAGACAGGGAAATTGATTATTCAATAGATTATTCAAATAATTATTCTATAGAAAGAAACAGAATATTATCTCCAAAAGATTCACAGCCTAATATTGATGCCATAAATTTAGACGGAAGTAATGCCATAAATTTAAACAGAAGCAATATTTCTTCTTTAAAACAATTCATTACAGGCACAACTAATGATTATGGGTTTTTTTCCGGCTCTCCAAATTCTTGGAGTTTTCTTAATAGTATGCAAATTAATAGGGCAACATTGGCTTATGTTGGTCAATCTTGGGGCGATAACCTCCTAATCTATACCGGACCCTATCCTGATCCTGGTGACTTAATATTTTGTTTTTGGTTGCCACCACAATTTGGTACTTTTTCTATCCCGACTAGTTATCCTTTAATTCCTAATGATGCTCCTTTTAATACTTTGGTTTATAAGGTGCTATCAGCAGATTCAACAAATATTTTTGTTGATAGGTCAATACCTGATTTTACCGGAACAGGAGCACATGGAATGCTTACTGCTTTTTATCCAGGAAACGGATTAGAAAATTATTATGGCAGCGGTTCCACCCAAAATACGACTTGTTGGAATCTCAATATCGTAAGAACATATGATGTTGCCGGAACCAATATTAATACTCAGGGAATAAGTGGTTTTTCGCAATATGGTTCAATTGAATATGCAGGAACAAAAAATTATTTTGGCTTTAGTTCAGACACACCGGCTGTTGGTTTTGTACACTATACAAATGAATATGCCATAAACACTTTCGGAGAACAACTTATTGAAAAAACAACAGAACTTCATATGCCAACAGTTATGTGGCATAAAATTACAGGATATACTAATGGAAATGCTCAAAATTGGGGCTTGTCCTGCTATGACAGATATGGAATAACAAAATATGATCCAATAGCTAAAAGTACATATCGTGATTTGAGAGATGGAGTTTCTTCTGGAAACACTATTGTTGGAAGAGTTTATCATAAACTAAAAATGTTTGTAATAACTGATCAGGAATTGTTAACAGCATTATCTTATAAGTCTAATAGGAGTTATACATATCCAGAGCCAATAGTAGAACTTGTATCCAATCCATCAAACAACACTCCATATTATAGCGTAAGCGGATTGTGTGAAAGTGGAAAAACCTATTTTATTACTCTATTATATGAAAACGATGCATACAGTTCTTCTTCTAGTTTTGGATACCCTGCTTCTCTGCATTGTGGATATATAAAAAAAATAATTGGAGAAAACGATATGAATGGAAGACCTAAGTTCTTAAAAATAAGATTCCCCGCAAATGGTTTTCCTTATATGAGAAGCGATTCTGGTCTTTCATCTTTTGGTTCAGGATGGAATGCTAATACAGTGCAGGTTTTGGTAAATGAACAACCTAATGAATATGGATATGACATTGCAAGCACACCGGCAACTGGATGGACCAGGGTTTCTGATATTGCCTTGGGAGGAAATGGCGTATATAGAGCAAGTGATTTCGGTGACAACACAATAGATCCAACAAAATTAAACTCTCATGAATTTATAATTTCAAGACAAGACTATGCATCCGGCTCAACATATATTTTAAATTCTGGCCTAACCTCAAATCAGAATATTTTAAATTTTGGAGATGAATCCTTTTTTTATGGAGTTGTAAGAGCACAAACTATTAAAACTAAATATTACAGTTCAATAGTAGGATATGTTTTGCCAAATGAATTAAATAGCAGCCTAAATCCAACATTTAATTTAAATTATAATGATTGCACTTATATTTCTGAAATTTCGGTTTTAGATAATAACGGAAATGTTGTTGCTGTTGGTAAGCCAACAAGCCCATTAAAAAAAGAACAAAACAGAATATTAGCAGTACAATTGCTTTTGGAATTTTAAATGTAACTTTTTTGTGTTTGTTTCGTTATACAGAATAAATACAAAAAATGATGATTCCAAGTTTAAAGGAAATTGTTTTAGTTTCAGGGATTCACCCATTAAAATTCCGTAATGTTTACATTTACGGTTCTCGTGTATATGGATATAATAAAGAAAACTCTGATTTTGATGTAATCTTAATAGCTCCAAATTTACTTAGACATCAAGAAATAAAGTCCGAAAAATATAATATACATATTGTTACTCCGGACTCTTTTAAAGAAGATCTTTTTAATAATTACAAAATTACATATCTTGAATGTATCTTTGCCCCAGAATGGGCAAGGCTTCAAGAAAAAGAAAAATACAACTTCATTCCAAATAAAGACAAGGTTAAAAAAGAAATGCTTGCACAATCCTATTCAACCTGGAGAAATGCTAAGCAAAAAATGATTGAAGGAGATACTAATCGTGGAGTAAAAAGTGCTTTTCATTCACTTAAAATACTAAAATTCGGAATTCAAATAATAAAAAATAACAAGATAATTGATTTTGCAGAATGTAATGATTTGTATCAAGAATTTGAAAAACAAAATTTTTATGAATGGTATCAAATAAAAGATCACTATCTTAACCTAAAGAAAGAATTAGAAGAAACATTAAAAAACCTATAATATGATCCTAATTCAAAGTGATAAAACAAGGTCTTTCCCGCATCATTTTGACGCTGCTTGTGCATTTTATGGCGCAATGGATTTGGACATTAAAACCAAATTAATAACAATAGATGATGTAAAAAGCGGAGAATTTGATTTTGCCATTAAAAACAACATTGCAGTGGGCTCTATCGACTTTATGAATGATGTTTTTATTCGGTTGGGATTAAAAAATATTCCAAATGTTCCAAAAGTTTCAGAATCAGCTTGTGCGATACTCACCCTGGGGCAAGTGAGAGAATATTTTAAAAATTTACCTCAAGAAGAAACAAAGTTTATAAAACCAGTACAAAGAAAGAGGTTTGGAGGTTTTTTGATAAATAATGTTAATTATGTTTCTTTAAATGGTTTTCCGGATGAATTAAATGTTTATCTGTTTGAAAAATTTTCAAAGAAAATAATCAGTGAATACAGAATTTATATTCATAGAGATAAAATTATAGATTGCAGAAATTATTCAGGAATGTTTTCTGTTTTGCCTGATTTTAATTTTGTAAAAAAACATATAAGTTTAAACAAAAACTTTCCTTGTTCATACACAATTGATATAGGGATTTTCTCTGATGGAGAAAATGTTGTTGTTGAATATGATGATATGTGGTCGGTGGGTAACTATGGTGTAGAAAACACATTATACCTTGAAATGCTTATTGATAGATTCAAAGAAATAAAATCATCAAACAATTAAAATTATGATAAAAGAAATTAAAGGAGACCTCATCAGGTCTGCAAAAAACGGAGAATTTGATTTGATCGCTCATCAAGCAAATTGCTTTAATACTATGGGGAGCGGAATTGCAAAATCTATTAAGGAAGAATGGCCAGAAGCTGCTGCAGTGGATTCTGCAACCATAAAAGGAGATAGATCAAAACTTGGAACAATTAGTTTTACAACAAATACAAACCCTATTATTGTAAACTTGTATGGTCAGTTTGATTACTGGTCTCCGGGAGTATTGACTGATTACGATGCTCTTGAAAAGGCTCTTTTAAAAATGAAAGAAACATTTCCTTCTAAAAAAATAGGCATGCCTAAAATTGGATCATTAAGAGCTCGTGGGGACTGGAATGTTATTTTTAAAATAATTGAAAAGGTTTTTTGTGATCCTAATGACGATGTAACAATTGTTGAATGGGAAAAAAACGATTATAATCCCAAGTCTTCTGGTGATAATAATAAATCAGTTGTATCACCGATAATTTCTTCTCTTTCTATTTTTAACAATCCTAACACAACACCCATGTCAACACAAGATTCAGATGATAAAACAAAAAAGAATCAAGTAGCTGTCAAAAAATTTCACGGCAAAAGAAAGTGCAGAATTTGTAATGTTTATCATCCTATCCGTGATTTGATTAATTATGTCCCTAGTGTATGGATCTGTAAACAAAATTGTAATAAAGAGTTTATGGATAAAATAATTAATGTACAAAAAAATATGTCTTTGTACATTTAGCAACATAACTTCATGGCTTGTCGAAAAATAAATTTAAAAGGCAAGAAGAAAAAGATTAAAAGGATGAATTCTGATGATTGGAGGCAATATAGGTTTGAACAAAAACAAAGAAGACAAAAAAGACTCCCCATTCGTCAGAAGGAAATAGAAAATCTTTGTGTTTTTGGATACTCAGTAGCAAAAAAAACGAATTATCAATATCGAGTAGAAAACATTATTGATTTATATCCAATCCATAGGCAATATCATATTTTAGAATCTGGAAAGAGAGGTTCATATAATGTGGGATTATTATATGGATGTCTCCTGAGACTTAAAATAAGACCGAGTTTTTAAGTTATCGCTATTCGAGCAATAACTTAAAAGATTCAGTATTTTCTTTCGAAAAGTTTATTACAAGATAATAAATTCCGGTTGGCATATTGCTTAAATCAACCTTTAAATCACTGTCTTCGCTGTCCTCTTTGATATAAATTTTTTCAGAATAAACCAATTCTCCAACAATATTAAAAACGCTAACAAAACCCTCAGAGCTTTTGGTTTCTTTATTTAATCTTAAATTAAAAACTCCCCTGGATGGATTCGGATATACAACCGAAAGACCATTTTGAACAATTTCCTTCTCCCTGTTTGTCTCTTTGTTTTCATAAGTTGATACAGGCCGTGTTGTTTTAGTAATGGTAAAATCATCTGCAATAGTTCCGGTTGAAGTTAAAAAAATACAATTCAAAACCCCGCCTGTTACACTCAATACTAAAGATCCGTTTTTGCTTGTTGTAGAAACTTGCATTGCATTGTGTGGATAACCACTCTGGGTTGAACCTCCTGATTGTCCAGAAACTCCACAAACCACATATATTGTTCCGTTTCATCTTAATGACGATTTGGTGTAATTATTTGATGAGTTTTGAACAACGTTTCCGGCAGGATATACAGAATTGCTGAAAGTGCTTTCTGTTCCATAATGGCCTTTTATAAATTTGCTTCTTTCGTATATATGACTGTGGCCAGACAACACCAGGTCAACTCCGTATTGTTCTAATAACGGAACAATATTTTGTCTCATATCTTTCATTTCTGTGCTATTATCAGAATCATGCGATCCCTTAGAATAAGGAGCATGATGAAAATATACTATTGTCCATGTTTGAGTATTGTTGGCAAGATCATTTCTTAGCCAATTATACATTGTGCTCGATGAATTATTTCTTGATCCATAACTATCTAAGCTTATAAAGTGAATATTGGCATAATTAAAACTATAATATTTTTCTGTTGTAGAATTTGTTGGTATGTTAAAAATACTAAAATAAGGAAAATTCGTTCCAAGTGCGGCAGAACTTAAATAGCCAGAATTGGCATAATCATGATTTCCTGGTGCCGGATATAATGGTAGTCTATTAAAAAGAGTCCCATAAACATCAAAAACCTTAGTTTGATATTCTGAGTCTGTTCCGCTATTGTATGCATTATCTCCAAGCCACAACCAACCATTTATAATCATATTTGATGAATATGTTAAAAATTGATCCCTTACAGCCCTTTGGGTAGAACTGCTATTTCCAAAATCTCCTGTTACCCAAAACGAAACAGTAGAATTATTATTTGAATTTGGTGATGTATAAAAATAATGATTGACTCCTGATTGTATCGGATTACCAATTGTTCCTATACTATAGTAATATTTTGTGTTGGGCAATAAATTACTTAGTGTTATACTGTGATCTGTAGTTAAATTAGTATGTGTAATTGAATTGGTAAGGTTTCCGGAAACTGTTCCGTATTTAACTTCTCCATTACAAGATGTATTTGTTCTCCATTGTATATTTATAGAACTCTCAGAAGTTCCAACCATATATGCACCTCTTGTTATGGTGGGTAAAGAAGTTGAAGTGTTACCTAATAACTCCAATTCAAAAGTAATATCGCTCGAAGAGGTTGAGTTGTTATGAATTTCTGCCGCAATTACGTTGTCACCATTAATAAAATTAGTTGTTGGTAATATGGTTTGTAAAACAGTGCTGCCATCATCAGATGCAAAAGATGATGCTGGTGTATTATATAATATAGTGCCTGTTGGCATGTTGTTTCTAAAAACTTCTATTCCATTAATATAAATAACCGCTCCATCATCTCTTCTTAATTTTAATGTGAGATTTTGGAAATTTGAAAAACTATAATTTACAACTTTTCTAAAATAATAAGTTATTTTACCAGATTGCAATGTTGTAACCGGAGCATCTCCATAACCCAATTCTGCGTTTCCTTGTAACCATCCACCATCATTAAACCCTGTATTTCTCCAATTGACTCCCTGATTACTTCCATCATCTTTGTATTTCCAAGAATCGCTTTTTGAAATAATGGTTATTTGACCCTGTGTCATGTACGACACAAATAGAAAAAGAAATAAGAAAATTGTATTTTTCATGGCTTTGTTTTTTATAATTAGCACAATTTAAATTGAAAAGTTGTACTTATTGTGATTTTTTAAAACTGATTATCAGATAGTTAGTTTTTATTTTGTTTTTTTTTAAAACAAAAAATTGAATTTTTACAATTTATAATCTAAAATTGCTTTACAAAAATTATAAGTCATGGAATTTAAACCAAATGAAGTAACAGCAACACAAGCAAAAGAAATCGTTCAAAAATTCAAAGATTACGGAAAAGGCGTAGTCGTTGGAAGCAAATTTTTGAGCTCCCGTGATTGGGATGAAGTTTCTGCTAAATGGTCTGATTTAATGGATGAAAATAAATACAGTATTAATTCCATTAAACAAAAGATGATCGAAATTTACAGAGATATGAAGTCTCTTCCCGAAGATGAAGTTTTGGGTGATGTATCAATTGCATTTACTCACACAACTGAGAGAGGTAAAAGAATTGCTTTTAAATATAGCGATATGTATATCTTTCTTCGTGAAGCCCTGAGAGAAAGAAGAGAAACTGCTGAGTATAAGCGCAAGGCTAAAAAACTTGCAGAAGCTAAAGCATATATTGATGCTAATAAGTCTCAGGATGAAAAGCTCAAAGAAATGCAAGCTCTTGCCGCTCAGCTTGAAAGTGAACTGGGAAATGAAGAAACCGCAACCAACCAAAATCAGGCAGCGGTAAGTGCTTAATTATTAATTAAGATAATACTCACTTAGAATCAAAAATCAAGCCTGCAAAAGGCATCAATCTGTTAAATTGAAACAATTAGTGAGTTTCTTTGAGGTCCAGAGAATAAAATTTTTGGACTTCACTTGGGGGAGTAGTGTAAAGGCAGCACAGTAAACTGATTTAGAAGATCACTACTTCTTAGAATAAAAAATTCAAATTCGTATGCAACGACTGGTCCGTGGTTCGATTCCCGGCTCCCCCACAAAACCAACTTAGAATACACAAAACTATCGTAGCTCATCTGGTAGAGCAATTGTCTTATAAACAATCGGTAGTGGGTTCGATTCCCACCAATTAATTAGTTGGTGTTTCTTAAAGTGAAATGAATCATTTGATTTTTTTTAGCTATTAGAAACTAAATTATTTATTTTTAAAATTATTAAACAAAAAATAAAATGGCAAAAGCAAAGAACACAGTTTCAGCAGTAGATACTGTTAATCAAAATGACAAAAATCTTCCTAAACTTCCAGCAACATTGGAAGCTTTACAACTTTTGAGGACTGCAAAGGGTCAAAAAGATTCAGTCATACATGCTGCTTTAAATAAAGCATATAATGAATGTAGAAATTCAAATATGCTTCTTTTGCTTGAGAGAATCATGTTGCATATTGGGGATGTTTCAAGACAGCATAATATGCTCCGTGAATTAGGTATTATTTCTCCTACCGGCGGTGCCCAGGAACGTGCAATTTTCCGTTCTTGTTTAAGATGGTGGGAAAACAAAATGCCTGATTCATTCGTAAAGAACATTCCTATATTCGTAGAGTTTACTCTTTATGAAAATCTTATGTTTTATCAGCACACAACTGATAGAAAAAAAGGCAATTTAATCAACACTGAAATTTTATTTCCTAATCCTGAAGCCGTGTATTCTTTCTTGGGAGATAGAATTCGTTCTGGGAAAGACTTGAATTTAATTGCTCGTCATTTACCTAAGTATCATTCTGATGATGATAAAAACAGAACAACTAAGAAGGTAATAAAACTTCGTGGAGATCAAAAAGAAATGAAGTGGACCTTGCCTAAGGATAAGTCATGGGTAAAGGTAAACGGCAATTTTGTTGATGGCAAAACTGTTCTTTTAAAGAATGGTGATTTAGTTTCTTATCCAAGAAAAAAACAATCTTTTGTTTTGGAAAAAGAAAAATTCATCAACAAATGGATTGAAGGATTCTGTAAATACATGGGTTGGACATCAAAACAATACCGTGATTTCCGTAAGCTTCAAAATACTCCTGAACAATCTTTTTCAAGCAAGACTATTCTTGATATTGCAAAGTCTGATTTCATGGGTATTCTTGATAGGTTAACTTCTGGTCAACGTTTCCGTGTGGCTAAGATGATTGCTTATAAAGATAAGTCTGGTAAACTGGTTGCTAAAGAAGGACAATGGAATAAGATTGGTAACTGGTATGTAGAATGGGAAAATAACCAGGAAAAAGTTGCTAATGAACTAAGAAAAGTTGCTATGACTGGCGATGATAAAGCCAAAAAAGAGTTGATGCAACAGTTCAAGGTAAAATCTACTGGTCAACAAACTGTTGATTTGCTTGCAGAATTGTTCAAGGGCAATTTGAACGATACTCAAATCAACAATACTTATCAATCCTTGATTGAAAAAATGGACTTGATTGCAAATGTATTTCCAATCATAGATGGATCAGGTTCTATGAATAGTGGAATAAATCATAATGGAGTGTATTTGCAAAATCGTCAAATTGCTTATGCAATGGCAATTGCTTTTTCAACAAGAAACCCAGTGGATGAATTCAGAAATACTTATGGATGGTTTTCCAAAAACTTCTACATCTGTGGACGTAGCAAATTTGTAAATGATGCTCCTAATCCACATGTTAGCAGAAAAGCATACACAAAAAAAGTTGCAGATCACCAGGTTTTAAGTGAAACTAAAACTTTTACTGAAAACTTAATTGCTTTAGCTGCGTCAGACCCTCAAGAAGTATCGTCAACAAATATGTTTAGCTCTATTGAATATTTTGTTGACCTTGTGAAAAACAAAGGTTTCCATGTTGAGGATCTGCCAAATGCCCTGTTATATATAACGGATAACGAAAACAATACAGGTAGAAGTCCAAAAGATGCAATCGCTCTTGCAAATTCTATAGGTTGGCATCCACTATTAATCTTCTGGGGATTAACCGCTATGAGTGAGCACAGTGTTAAAAACCAATTAAAAGGTGTACACAATACATTGTTTGTTGGTGGATTTAACGAAGGTGCATTATCTCAAATCTTGAGAGGTATTAAAACCGGAAGTATCAACCCTGAAACAGAATTGTGGTCAATATACAATGACATCAGATATTCAGTTTTGAAAAACTAATTGTGTTTTGTTATAGTGGTTTAATGTTGATTGAGAATCCCCAATAAATTTATTGGGAATTTTTTTTTAAATTTGATTAATATTGATTTTTAATTTTATTTTTTTTATATTTGCTACATATTTACTAAAAAAAGTAACATGAAATAGATTAATAACCTAACAATTGTCTCAAGACAAGACCTTTCTCCGGGATATATTTCCGTTCAATCTTGTCACTCCATAGCTGAATTTTCTATGGAATATCCCATTCTATATAAAGAATGGTTTACCTTTTCAAAAGCGATTACACTTCTCGCTGTTAAAAACGAAGATGAGTTAAAATTTTTAATTAAGCAGTTAACGGAAAAAAACATTCCGTTATCAATCTTCATTGAACCTGACATTAATAATCAGGTAACTGCAATTACTATTGCTCCTTCTTTGGAAGCTAAAAAAATCTGCAGTAGTATTCCATTGGCTTTAAAGGAATATAATAAGCCAAAACAAATTCATAAACATTATTCGGGACATTCTAACGGCCAGGAGGACGTTGTATCATGCAATTGATTCAACATCTCCAGGAAGAGCTTATTTTACCTTCTACGTTCGATAGGAACATTGTATTTCATTTTAATAAAATGCATTTACAAGATTCATCTATTCCAATGTGGGTGGTTAAAGTAAAAGGCCAAACTTATTATGTGCATCATTTAGATTCTTTCATAGGATTTTCTACAAAACAAGCTCCGGATAATGCACATACAAAAGGTTCCTTAAAATTTAAAGGAACTATCGAAATTAAATTAATTAACAATGAAATAATAGCTACAATATCATGAAAACAAAAGATTTTATAAAGATGCTTCAAAAAGCAGACCCTGAAGGGGAAGGATTTATACGAATGGAAGGTGGCATTCCTACATTTGCAGAACCTAAAGAAGGATACTGGGACGGACCATATTCATACATAGATGAAAAAGGTAATTATGTATATTCAACAGAAGGATATAAAATAGACATTTATTGTACAGATATTTGGGATTTTGTACAGCAAATTGTTGATGAAAATACTACCTGGGAAGAGGTTGAAAGTAAATTCAAATTTAAACTTGGTTATGTACATAATAATGATAGAATAGAATCAATTTTAAAAACTGCAAGAGAGGCATATGATTATATAAGTAAACTTAAAAAACAAATGTTGGAAGAAAGTATTGCTTTGGCTGTTCAAAGAGCTACAGAAGGATGGAGATTTTTTCAAGATAAAAAAGTTGATTCAGAAAGTGATGATAAAAAAAGATTTTATATATACTATCATTGGAGAATATATAAGCCAAAAGAAAACATTAAACAGAGTTGGTTTTCAAAAATGTTTAGCAAATCTGAATGGAAAGATAAATGGCAAAGTTCTTCATTGAGAGATACGAAAGGTATAATGAAATCCGGCTTGTTTGAAAAGCTTGACAACAATGAATTGGAAGGATATTATGAGTGGGTTTTAAAAAAATAAATCCTATCTTTATAATAAGGCTCAGTGACCGAGAGGTTAGGTACATATCCCGCAAGATATGGTAGGTAGATTCGAGTGCTGCCTGAGCCTCAAAATTATTATTAACTTTAAAATAAAAACAAAATGGAAAATCAAACATTAGTACAAGAAAAATCTCCGAAATGGAGACAACCGGTTTCATTAAAAGCAAATGACCTTAAAGATTCAATTCAAAAAATGATTGATGAAATTCAAAAATTTACAAATGAAAACAAGCTTGAGTTTATAACTAATTCTGGCGTTAAAACCGATAGTTTACAATCTTTAAAACAATTCGATTCTGAACCATTTATTAATCTTAGCAAACGTTCAAAAAAAAGAATTGCTAAACAGATTTATAAACTCAGTAAAAAGAAAACTCTTGTCATAATTAATCGTTTTGTTTCTTTTTTTTCTAAAATAACAGGATTAGAACCAATTAAAGTACTTCCTTCAAGGGAAGAACAAAATATTATGACCTTAAGAGGTAATTACAAAAAAGCAAGAGAAGAATTTTTTAAATCTAAAAATGCCTTTAAAGAAGCAAAGAAAGAATTTAAAGGAAAAACATATTTTGCTTAAATAATAAAAGGGAGTATAACTCCCTTTTATTTGATTCCTTAGTTTAGCGGTAAAACATCAGTCTCTAAAACTGAAAGTCCTGGGTTCAAATCCCAGAGGAATCACTTATGAATCATTTAAAGAAGGACAATCATACATTTTATGGATTCTAAAATTTTCAAAATTATCAAATGATTGTCCAAAATATTTACTTTGGTGTTATTCTTTATTTAGAAATTTAGGATTGATTTTTAACCCAGAATCATAATTAAAACAATCTGATTCTCCTTTAATAATTAGTGGTGGATTAAATTTCTCATTCATATAATCTTGAATCGCTAAGATAACTTTCTCCATATCTATTTCATAAAATCCTACACTATTTGCACAGCCACATTCTAAAATATAATATTCTCCTCCAGTTTCAGCAATATCCATAGCAAATATATCATGAGGTGTAAAAATTTCACACGCCATTTCACATAATTCAATTACCTGGTAAGGTATATCAGTTGCCGATTTACTTAAATAACCATCTCTATAATATCTACTTGAAGATATTACTTTTCCATTAACAATAATATTTCTCCATTCTTTATTTATCTTATAAGGTGCTCCGGCTAAAATTGCAGTATCTTCAGTTAATAAATTATCTTTTATAACTTGAAAGTTTTTTTTCCAGTTTTTTATTTCTGAAAAAGTTTTTACTTGTCCGTTAAATAATTTAGAATCATCTATTGGTCTTATAAAAATAAATTCATCATCTTGTAAATCTTGATTACACAATTCTTTAAGAGTTGTAATTTTTGCTTTATCATTAAGCATCAAAATACCCCACTCCTCAATATATAAATCCATTCTGAAAGTTTCTGGATTAAAAAATAAACCATCTCTAAATCCTGAATTATATACCGCATCCATCATTGATGTTGAACCGTAGAAAATATTTATTCTATCTTTTTTAAATTCAGGAAGTAATCCGCTAAAAGGAATTATATCTACAAATTCATATGGTATTTTATGTTTTTCGAAAATCCTTTGAAAACTGTCATATACATATCTATCTGATGTTAAATTTTTTTGTACTACCCAACCAATTTCCGATTTCATTTCTTTATCTTTACAACAAATATACAAAAATGAAATATGTAATTTTTCACTTTAGAACAGGAGGGTTTGATTCAAGCGAACATTCAATAATAGAAGTTGCTGCTATTGTTGAAGATACAAAAAATAAATTAAATTTCGAATCTATACCGAAATATAGAACATTGGTTTATAATGAAATTTATAAAGGAGATCCCTATGCTTTTTATTTGAATAGCGAAATGTTAAAAGAAATTAACGATGCAATCAAAAATCAATCTAATACTATCGTTCCATTGGATATGTTGGCTCTGGATTTATATACTTGGTTATCTAAATATATTGATACATATGTTGATGATAGCAACTATATGTTAGATTTTAATTCATTTGGTAAAAATTATTCCGGAGATGGAGTTGCCAAAACCAATAAAAAATCAAAATTATTAATTAATGTTGGTGGTAAAAATTTTGGAGTATTACAACATAGATTTTTAAAAAAAATTCCAAATATTAATGAATACATTAGTTTAAATCATAGATTTATAGACCCATCAATATTGTTTTTTGAATCTGATGATGATTCTTTACCAAATACTGAACAGTGCAAAGCCAGAGCCGGAATTATAATATCTAATTCTAATAATTCATTGAATGAATGTTGGGATGTAATTAATATGTTGAGAAAAAAGTTGAATTACTAAATTGAATTATATACTTCTTTTATCCAATATTTTAATGATTCTATTTTACAGGTATCATATGTCCATTTTGTTACTCTCATTTCATTAAATAGTTTGCAAAAACTAAAAAATGGCTAAATTATACATTAAAAATTTTTTTTTAAAAATTAATAGTAAATTCTATAAAAGTCCAGGGACTTTCTATTCTTTTATACCCTTTATCTTCATAATAAAGAATGTTTTTGTGTAAATTTTCATAATTTATCATACGCAAATTTATAAATTATAAAAACATTTATTAAATTTGTGTTTGAAAAAATATTCTATGATTTACTTCTCTATCGACATTGAGACAACTGGAGTTAATTGGAATCAAGATACCATTTTGGAATTTGGTGCCATTATGGAAGATACCGAAAAACAACTTCCTTTTGAATCCCTTCCTAAATTTAATGCTCTATTAAGACATCCTAAATATATTGGTTCTCCATATGCATTAGCTTTGCATACTGATATTTTTACAGAATTGGCAAAGCCGGAAGGTAAGTCTTCTGAAAAAATAATATTATATAATCATTTAGGCATAGAATTTAAATCATGGTTAATAAAACAAGGTATTGATTCTTCATCTAAAATAGTAGTTGCTGGTAAAAATTTTGCAAGTTTTGACATGAGGTTTTTAGAAAATTTAGAAGGATTTAATTCATATATAAAATTTAATCAAAGATTTATAGATCCAGCAGTTTTTTATTTTGATAGTTCTGTTGATAAGGAATTACCTAACCTTTCTCTTTGTAAACAAAGAGCAGGTATTCAAGATACAACAATCGCTCATAGAACCATAAAAGATGCTTGGGATATTATTTCTGTTTTAAGAGGCAAAATGTATCCTGTGATAAATAATGAAAAATTTAAAACACTATAAAATCATAATCTTAATATTAATTTTTAAATCTGATTTTAATTTTTTTTCTATTTTTTTGTACTTAAAATATTTAAAAAAACCTAACAAAAAGAAATTAAACTTTAATTTTAATTTATAATAGTTTTCAATTTCTGATTCTATTCTGATTCTTTTAATTTCTTTGTGTTTTTGAATTTCTTTTACTATGTAAGTTACATGGTTTATTTTTGTGGTTGTTTCTGTTGACATAATAAAATTTTAGGCTTAGAATAATCTTGATTGCATAATGATGTTTATGTAAAATCAATCTTGAGACCCATTTTCTGCATGGCCAATAATGCCTCGGCATTTCCTTTAGCATCATCTACGGGGTGATGTGTGTGTTTTGTTTTTCTTAAATATTTCCATTGAGCCCTGGAATCTTTAACTAATCCACAATATAAATCACCTATTCTTCTGGAAGACCAGCCAAATGGATTGTGTCCATTGTTATAGACATGCATATAATAATTTATCCAAGACGCATCGTAACCATTATTATCCGAAATTAAAATTGGTTTTCCTTTTGAATTTTCACTTATCCATTTTGCAAATTTTGGAATAACATCAAACGGATCATCAAACTTTTCGTGCTCTGCTCTTGAAAATCCAGATATTGCCAATGCTTCCGGATTGTATTGTTTTGAAATAGGTCTAACTTGACCATAAAATGTTTTGGATAAAGTTGGTTCAACAATTACAGCTCCGAAACACACTAAGGAGTTTATTCCTATAATAGGACCATCACTTTCACAATCACAAGAAATATATGACATATATTTTATTTTTTAGATTTTAATTTTAAGTAATTTAGAAATTGTTTTTCTGTTTTTATACCCTTTATTGTATTAATAATTCTTGAACAAATACATAAATTATCAATATTACCAATAATTTCAGGGTCGATTTTATTTTTAAATCCGTCAAATATACTAATTTTATGTTCAATTGTAGCATATAATGGATTATTATATTCTTTTTTATTAACTAATAAATTTTCATTTGTATAATAACATTTACCATTCCAATCAATAAATAATTTTTTTATATGTTTATTAGTTTCTTTCCATACAAACATTCTGTAAATTTCAAAATCACTTTTAAATTCTAATGGTATCCATTTCCCTAATTCTTCTTGTAATTTTCTATACTCAACTGTTTTAGAATAGTGTTCAACACCATATTTATCAATTATTGTTTGAACTCTTTTTTGTTGAAATTTTTTTACTTTTGACGGATTATCACTTCCGTATTTTTTTATACAAGTTTCTTTTGTTTTATTTTTTATTATCTCAGATTGAGTAGGGTGTTCAACACCAAAATTTATTAAAGATGTTTTTATTTTTTTATTTTTTATTTCAGGAATTTGAGATACATTATCTAATCCGTAAAAAAATTAATTATTTGATTAGAATTTATTTTTAGATAAAAATAATTTACGCAAACCACAACACACAATATCCATGTTATTATTATATAAATCCTTGATAATAAAATTCTTATTTTAATTTTTTCTTTAAAAAAATTATTTATAAAATGATTAAATATCATACCAGAAAAAAGGGTAAAAGCAAATAAAATCCACTGAAACGTCAGCAATCCAATACATATCCACATGAAGAAAAAAAATGAAATTAACCCTTCATTTAAAAGTTCCTTTTCTTCTGCTGTTAAAGTTGTTTTTTTATTAACATTGATTTTAATTTTTTCTTTAGACAATGACAATTCTAATCTTAGTGGTATTTTAAAAAACAACTTATGTCTATGATATGCAAAAAACAAACCGATTAGGTAATATATTGTTTGTAACATATTTTTAATAATTATTATTTCGTGTTAAACATTTTAGCTTTTAGTTCTTTTGTCCTTAGTTCTCTTATTGCCTGTTCTTCATTAAGACAGTCACCAAACTTTTCTTTAAGCTCTTGTAGTTTTTTAAATTCTTTTTTTAATTTTTGTTCTTCTTTTTTTCGCTTTGCCTCCTCTTGTTTTTCATGCATCGCAATTCTTTTGTTATATTCAGCATCTGTTTCCAAACGCTTAACATATAGATTTGCATGAATGGTAATGTTACCAAGGGTGACAGATTGAACTTTGGAATCTTTTTGTTGTGATGATTTATTTTTTCTTTTTTTTATTTCTTGTTCCAGCTTGTCCATAATAGTATTTAAATCAACTTCTCTATATTCATAAATATTAATGTACTGGGTATTAGTTACAACTTGTTTTTTTTCGTAAATGTTTTCTGATTTTTTCATTTTATTTAAGTTTATCAATTTTATTTTTTACGTATGAATCAATATTTGATTTATTAGAAGCTTCTTTTATTTTTTCTAAAATCTCTTTTTGGTTTGTGATTATATTAGAATCATCATCTAATGGATAATCTTTATAAATTTTACCTTTAGTTTCAGAACCTATTCTATAATCAATAGAATAATTTCCTTCATCTGTTTCTAACAAGATGGTTCCACCATCTTTATATATATCAGTTTTGATTATTTTCATTTTCTTTTATCTATTATCTCCATCTCCAGAGACAACTCCTCTGTTTCTTCTGTCTAATATTTTTGCAATATTACCATTTGCTACATCAGCAAGATTAATTTTTAAATCGTCTGCCAAAGCACAAATATACCACAAAATATCTCCGAGTTCTTTTTTAATTTCCAAAACGTATAACTCATCAAATTTACCATCTTTATCTCTCCATGCCTTTCCTACCTTTTCTGCAACTTCTCCTGCTTCTCCGTTTAATTTAAGTGCTGGATAAAACACAGGAAGGCCTTTTCCATATGCTTTTGTGGACATTGCTATTTTTTGATATTCATCAAAAGTATCTACTGGATTATAATGATTTTCCCGATGTAATTCTGTATCTGTCTTGCTTAAAAATTCTGTTTTTATTTTTAAAAATATTTCTTCAGAATCGGTCAAGCTTTTTATAGTTGCTTCTAAATTGGTAAAAATCTTTTGAACAGATACTTGCTCTGTAGATGAAAAGTTTTTATTAATTTTTTTAACATGAAAAAAACCCCGTTCTACTTTTAAGACATTTTTATCTTGGTCTAAAACAACAGAATCTGCTTGAAAGCCAATTATATTTCCAATAGATATTTTGTTAAACCCATCAATAAAATAAACAGGTGTTTCAGGATTGAATTCTGGGAATATATTTAGTTTGTTTTGCATAGATTTGTTAATTTTTAATATTATTTATATCTTTACAAAGATAATAAAAAAAATATAAATTAGAAATGAGTTATATCGTATTAGATTTTATATTATTTTAAATAAACGAAATCTACTAAATTTAATACTATTTATTTTTAAATTAATATGAAAAAAACAATTTTTTGTAAAATTTGTAATGTTGATACTAAATTAGTCGCTGATTCTTTTGGTAGATGGCATCTTAATAAAGTTCATAAAATTACAACAAAACAATATTATGATTTATATTTAAAGCAAAAAAAAGAAGGCCATTGTCTTTCTTGTAAAGAAAAATCAACAAAATACATCAGTCTAAATCAGGGATATTTAAAATTTTGTTCAATTAAATGTGCGTCTTCTAATAAAGGAATACAAAAAAAAATAAAAGAAACAAAAAAACATAAGTATAAAAATGAAAATTTTAATAATAGAAACAAGGCTAAAGTAACATTAAATAAAAAATCATAAAATAATATAAAAAATGGAAGTAACAAGTTGTAAAAAATGTCCATTTAGAGTTTCTATATTTAATAGCTGGTCAACAGGATATGATACAAGTGATATTTGTGCTTTAGAAGCAAATAAAAATCTTATAGAAATTCATGATCCACCAACAAGTGGTATAATAAGACAATACAATGAGTCGGAAGACCAAGAATTAAATTATGATTATGACATTCCTTTTCCGAATTGGTGCCCGTTAAAATCAGTAGAAAACTTAGAAATAAGTCTGATAACCACGTAACTTTGGTTTATTTTTTTCGTTTAATATGATATGAAAAGATCATATAAAGAAAATCTGTCAATTGATGAACAAGATATGTTTTATATTGTTTGTTCATTAAAAATATTCAGACATTTGTCTAAATGTAAAAATGAAAAGGATTTAATTAAATTTCTCGAATCTGAAGAATTAATTATACAAGACGGTAAAAAGATAATTTGGAAAAAACCAGAACTGAAAGTTATTCTGAACTTAGAAAAAAAAATCTATAATCGTTATAAACATTTAATCTAACAAGATTACATAAAACAAAATGTACGATTGGATAGAAGTAGAACAAGAGGTGCCTTTTACAGAAGGAGAGTATGTTGTTAAAACAATTAGCTTTTATGGTAAGTTTCTTAAAAAAGAAAATGTCTTAAAAGTTAAATTAATTTTTAATTCAAAAAATGAACCTTCATGGGGCTGCACGAATCAAATTGTAACACATTGGTTAAAAAAAATATCATGAGCAAAGAAAACAATAAAAAAGAATCTTCAGGTTTAGAACAATTTCAAAGGCTTGCCGAAAAAGAAGAGCGTTCTCACTTTGAAGACTTAGATGTTGCTCCAAAATGCAATCATCCTGAGCACGAACCCCCAACTCATCTTCATATTCCATTTGGGAAAAAATATGTTCATATTTGTCCTGGGTGTAAAAGAAGAATTGAATTAATTCCGCCTCAAATTTCGTTTTAAAATGACACTATTAGAAGATTATAAAAAAGCCTACGAAACAGGACTTCCATTTTTTCTTAAACTTTTTAAAATGTCTGATTCAGATTTAAAAGATAAATTAAAAAGTATTTTAAAAAACAAACTCAATTCAAGGAATTTAGATTTACTTGAAAAATCTTCAGATGTTATAAGGACAATTAGAAATGAAAATCCGGAAAAGATTTCAATTCAATTTTATGATTGGATTGAAATATATCCGCTTGGAATTTCTTTTCATCCCGAACACGGTAATGCACACCAAATTGTTGACTTTGACGAACACTTTATACTTTAAAAAACATCTGAAATCAGAAACGCAACATCCATTATACAAACTACATCATCAAAGTGAGAAGAGTTTTAGAAAATACCGGAACTATTACCTGGTTTTGTATGGATATGTGCTGGATGGCTGATCATATTAACTTTGCCTATTTCTTTATGACTTTAACGATAACTATTTTTCTTATTCCTCCTAAAAGAATTGACAAATACACAATTTCAGATACTGCAAATTTTGGTGTATGGCTTTCAACAAATGGTTGGGTTCTTTTGAACTCTTCTTGGATGTTTGATGATGCCACCAATCACAAATATTCGAATGAAATTGCAGTAATGAAACACATATCACTAATAATTAGTATTACTGGATTTTTAATTATATTATTTACCGATTACAATAAATTTAAAAATATAAGAAGAATTAAATGATTTTATTTTAAAAATACCTTCTTATCTTTTTTTGTCCATCCAGCCAAAGAATAAAGTTTTACGTAACATATTTTTATATCAGCTTGTGATTTATATTTAACAAAATATATTTTTTTATCACTTTGAGAAATATATTTTTCAAAATACCAAATTCCATCATTTCCTTTTGCCTGAGATTTGTTTTTGCATAAGTATACCAACAAATCTGCTTCAGAAATATTATTCACTACAAATATCTTGGTATTACATTGTGAGATATAATTTGTCACATAAACACTCTGTGCTCGTGTAAAACAACCAATTAAGCAAAATCCTAGTATTGCTACTAACATTTTCATATACAAATGTAATTCTTTTTTAAAAAAAAAGTAAATTTGGACATGAAAAAAAAATTAACACTTCTTTTTCAAGAGGAAAGACCGTATAGTTGGGCAAGATGGTGAATATGAACAGCATATTACAGCCATGAAACTCCATACTCTTTCCAGAGAGCATAAAGAAGAATATTATTTTCAATCAGATTATTTATTTGATGCATCTGCTATTAAATTAAAAAATATTAATAGCAAGAATAAAGTTTCGAGCACATTTGAAATTTTTGATTTTATATACGCAACATATTTAAAAAACAGGAAAGAAAAAAGATACCCAACATTTCAAAGAGGAGATGTCGTAAAAATAAAATATACTGAAGAAGATTTAGAATCCGTTGATTTGGGAATCTCCGGGATAGAACTGTCTTCTCCGTTATCTAAATTAAAAACCAGACTTAATGAAACTTTTGTTTTTATTGACACCTTAAGAAATGACCGTGAAACTTGTGTCGTTTTTAATAAAAATAATAAATCGAATTATTTGCTTCACATATCTTATTTAGAAAAATATATATAATCACATGAAAATCTCTCTTGATATTCTCCCTCCTATAATGTTTCAAATTCCATTTGATATTAATAAACATTTGGCACCACAAGGCAGAATGCCTTCAGAATTTGATAAAGAAAATTTACCTGAGCCATTATATATTTCATTAATTAATGAATATAATCAGAAAAATGATTCTATTATGTTCTCCAATGTTGAATTTGAATATGAGTATTGCGATTGTGAATACCCCTGTTCTCATCAACCTTGGGTTAGTGGATTTAATGTGACTACCAATAGTAATTTTAGATTTTATTTCGAAGATGAAAGCCAATTGGTTGTGGAAACAAAAAAATCACATACTGTTCTGATTTTAAATTTTGATATGGCTAAATTTACAGTGGGAGATTTTCATAGAATTTTAAAAATTCATAATATAGATTTACATCTTTCTCATTATGCATTAGCTTTAATGAGTACAGAAAAAATCAGTCGATCACAATGGTTGAAATTTAATAAATTGAATTTAAACATACCACTTTCAACCACTATAAATAAAGCATTTGAAATCTTAGAAGATAAATATAAAATATCTTTAAAGATTTATAATAGATATTTAACAGATATTGAAATTGGATTTAGTACTGGATTTAAATTACCAATTTTCGATAATATTTCTGATTTATCAAATGGAGTAGATGATAAGAATGATGGTGTCATAAGTTTGGATTTTGATGTTGCCAGAAAAAGGTCACTTACTTATCTATTAAACTATTTGCTTAGTGATAAATTTCAATATCATTCCGGCTCTATGGAATTAAGCTGGAATGAATGGAAAAAAAACAAAAGACATGTAACTTTTTATAAACTTTTTCGTTTAAAAAAATAAAAACAAAAAATGAAAAACATAGTATTATATTTTTTTGCTATTCTTATTCTTGTTATAATTGGACTTATTAGATTGCCTGATAAGGAAGGAGCTATTAAAACACTTGATTCTAATAACTATACTTCTATCAAGGTCTATCCTATTCCATATCCTAAAGGAGCGTTTCGTGGTGGAAGAGATGATGTATATGTAACCGGATTTACAGCAAAAGCTCCTAATGGCAAGATAGTTACTGGAGTTGTAACTCATGGTTTCTTTAAAGGTTCAACAATCCGATTAGATTAATGACAACAAAACCATTACCAATAATTTATTTAAAACCGGAGTTCTTCAGAACATACATTTTAAAAATGTAAAACAACTCTGGCACCTTACAAAAAAGACAAGACAAGTAACTTTAATCTATCAAAACCAATACCAAATGTCAGCAGAAAAGAAAAAAGAATTATTAGATGAATTAGATAGGATTCATGAGTTACTTAAAGATCATACAAAATTCATTCATTTGTTTAGTAATGATGAGGGAAAAAAAACCTTGGCTCAATTAGCCGAAACAACAAACACCATTAGAATTCTTTTTAAGCTTTCTCAATTAAAAGAAATTACTTTTCCAAAAGATAAATCTCTTAATACATCTAATGCTAAAGGCTTAGTTTTGATAAGACCGGTTGATAAAAAATATAACAATAAAACATTTTTAGGTTTTCACATAGGTGATGCAGCATTAAGTTCAACAATTGGAATATCAGAAGATAAAATTCAATGTAATTTTTCATTTTACAATCCAGCAATCTATGTTCCGGAACTCAATACAGTAATTTATGGAATGGAAAGTTGGTGGGGAAGTATAAAATCAGAAGAAGACTTTAAAAAAATAACAGACCAGGATATTGATAACACGTGGTATGTAAAATTATGGAAACACATCAATAAATAAAAAGAAATATGAAAGTATGTTCAGGAACAATTCTAAAAGATGGTTCTATCTTAGAAAATGATGGAACCACTCATTTTTTACCTCTTAGAGGAAAAGATGAAGAGGGTTATCCTGAAGTTCTTATGGATGCTACGGCTGTTGGAGGAAAAGGTTTTTTTAAAAGACAATCCATAAAACCATTTATTGGAATGAAGGTTGAATTTATAAAAGGAAGAAAAATCCATCCCTTTAATCATACTATAGTTATTTAAAAATGAAAAAAATTCTGAGAGATCTATTAATTACATACGGCAAAGATAAATTAAACACATTCACAAAATATCCAAGCATTTTAACCCTTCATGAACTTGGAGAAAAAGGTATGCTTTTGGATACATTTACCACTCCGATTCAAGGAGAACAAATGTTTGCTACCGAAAAAATTGACGGCACAAATGTTCGGATTCTAATTATGAATAATGAGTATATAATTGGTTCCAGAGAAAACCTTCTGCATTATAAAGGAGAAATGTTTTATGGAACTGATTTAGATATTGTAGAAAGCCTTTATAAAATTTTAAATAATAAATTTCCAGAATACTATTCTGAAAAATTTCCGCTTTGTGTTTTATATGGAGAATTGTATGGAGGCAAAGTTCATGCAAATAGTAAAAACTATGGAACCTCTACTGTTGGGTTCAGATTGTTTGATGTGGCACAATATTCAAAATCAGATATGATGATGTTAAATTTTGAAAGAGATGAGATTTCAAGATGGAGAGAACACGAAACCTCAGAAGGAATTGCTTATGGTCAAAATTTTCTTCCAAGAAATGAAGCAAAAGTAGAATGTGCTGAATTTGATTTTGTTCCAGAAGTTCCTTTTGACCTTGGAGATATGTCTCATGAAACAATTTATAGAAATATGAAAAAATTTCTGCCTGAGACTTTGGTTGCATTAACAGATACAGCACTTAAACAACCGGAAGGATTGGTCATTCGAAATATGAATAGAACCAAAATTGTTAAAATTCGTTTCGAAGATTATGAGAGAACTTTTAAAAGAAAAAAAATAAATGTTGATTCACTTGTTTAAAAAACAATATAATGGAAAATAACAATATTAAAAAAATAGAAATCACTGTTGATATTATTAGTGGTAATTTTTTAACCAATCAATTCATGCATCTTGTTGATTGCTTTGAATCTGGTAAGATCCTGGGTAATCCAAGACAATTAAAAATAACTTTAGAATTAACACAGGATGGAGATGAAATTAAGCTGGTAGACAATTTTATTCATAATTTAAAATCAGGTTTAGAAACTGACTCAGATATGTTTGTAAAAGAAGTAGTTTCTTTTATTGGTATTAGAGAAATTGATTCTATTAAAAATACATCTATACCTCCTTATATTAAACCGGGAATTCAAACCATATCTAATGGCCAAAAATATTATCTATTTTCAAAACTACTCGAACAATTAGGATATGAAGTAACAACTTCTGACCAAATGTATGTCTTAACTGCTAAACTTAAATGAAATTATACCATGCAAATCATTTGGGCTAAATTAAAATTTATGGATTTTGCTCCAGATTCTGAAAATCAACTTTATGAATCTGGCGAACTAATTAAAGTGTTCAATACAGAAGATAATGCTATCATGTATGAAACCGCTCAAGAAAGAATCTATGATGCTTTACTTGATGAATATGGAAGAGAAACCTTAATATCAAAATTTAGTATATTTGAGCCTACAGATATTAAATTAGAATTCTCAAAAAAAATATAGTATGACCAATTTGTTTATTGGTTTAATTATGGGAATAGTGATTTATATTTCAATTTCAATGGCACTTTACATTATTAAATCAAAATATCTAAAAAATAGACTACGTGTTTCTATGATAAAACCAGATCAATTTATTAAAATTGAACGTGACGATGCTTTGCATAAAATTTGTACAGCCAAATGTATTTCAAATGATACTTACACTAAAAAAATATTGATTGAAATTTTTTGGGAAAATTCTGAAAACAAACAAACTTATAAAAAACAATATATACTCCCGTACTCTTCTAAAGAATTTAGAAATTTTCATTTATTAAATGAAAGAGATTTTAAACTACCAGAACACAAAGAGAAAATTAAAATTCATGATAACTCACCATCGGCAAAGCGAGAAAAAACAAAACAAAAAATCTTAGAATTAAAGAATAAGTTAAAAATTCATATTCAAGAAGAAGAATATGAAAAAGCAAGAAAAGTCCAGGATGAAATTGATTCTTTAAATAAAAAATTAAAATGACTTTCATTACAAAATATCTTCCGGTCAAGATTAAGGATTGGAACGAAGGCCACGCAGTAGATATGAAAACCGGAGAAAGTATTTATTATGATGATGACTACAGAGATAAAAGGCCATCCAGTATTTCACCGGCTAAATTATTTATGTGCTCCACTGATATAAAAAAGGGAGATAAGATAATGTGGATTGGTCCTACTGTAGATAAATTAAAATCATTTTCATTTCATACTGCTAAATCATCAGTTAACTCTCCTGATAATGGATGGGTTAAGATAATAGGAAAAATTACCAACAATTTTGGAATTAAAAACAATCAAGAATTTTTAGAAGAAAATTTCTCTGTCTCTTGTGTTAATTTTCCAAATAAAAAATGCGGTTGTTTTTACGAAAGAAATAATCCAGGCCTATCTCCATGTACAGATATGGAATTGTTTGTGACTATAGAAAGATTTAAAACAAAAAAAATATCTCCAACAAGATATGTGGGAATTGAACCTGCAGAAGTTTGGTTTAAGGACTTTGGAATAAAATATCCAATTTTAAATACAGATGTTGTCGTATGTTCTTGGTCTGATTATAGTGATGGAAAAATAAGTCATATCGAAGGCAAAACAACAATCGCAATTTTTCTGTTTTTTAAGGTATGTAACTTTTTTAATTGATTTCCGTTAAAATTATAAAACCTTTAAAAATGGCTAAAATAATTAAATTTAAGGCAAAGTTCACTGAACGATGCTGAAATATTTTTTAACTCAATTAAACATAAATAATCATGGCAAAAAAATTATCCAAATGGGAATTGGCTGTTCTTAAGAGAACAGAATACTCCAAAACTCTTCCTAAATACAAATTTAAGTTTGAGAAACTTATTATTGACCCAATATTAAAACTGATAAAAAAACATCAGTTGTATTTAACTCAACCAGAAAATTTACCTCAACTTGCAAAGTTGGGATATATGTATAATACATTATGGTATGCAGGAAGACAATGTTGGGGAAATGATGGTCTTTTACAAGGAAAAAAAAATGCTTATGATTGTGAAGATAATCCAAAATATAAAATTGAAGCAGTTGAACCCAAAACAAAGGAAATTGAAAATTTGGTTTACGATGCTTGGGGAATGCATGTTTCAGAAATGGAAGATTCCAGATATGATAAACTTCCAATCTCAGGAGATGATTTTGTTAAATTAATTAAAGAAGACAAAGAACTAACACCTTTCGAAATAAAATTCAGAAAACCCAATAAAACATTCGATGAATGGGTGGAAGTTTTAACAGATAAACAATATAAATATTCTTCACTATATAAAACCAGAAAAGGTGTTGCAGACCATTTACTTTGTGTAATAGGTAATGGCTATGGAATAAATAAAGAAGGCTTTATTATTCAGAAAGCTTCTGGAGCAGACCAAGACAAAGATTTGTATGGAGCCTGGGAAAGTGCCGTCTTTAAACCAGAAATACAAGAGGAAGTAAATAAAATTTTAGCTTATCCTGAGTTAAAATTAACTCTTGATACTGTTAGAAACTATTTTGATATAAAGTCAAAAGAAGAAAAAAAACAAAAAGAAGCAGAAAGAGCAGACTTCAAAAAAATGATTTTGGAAAGTATTGAAAAATTAAATAAAGGAAAAAGAAAAGATAATCCAATAATAATCAGCGACAATCCTGATTTTGAAGAATTAAAAAACTTAATGAATGTTGTCACTGAAGAATTATATTCAAAAATAAAAGGAAAAAAATCAGACACAAAACAAAAAGAAGAGTATCATCCATATTATCCCATTTCTAATTGTTCAATTATCCATAAGATTCAGAATGCAGAAAAAAATCAAAAGGTTGAACCAAATACTTTAAAGGCTTGTATTGAAATTTGTGAAGAAATTGTAGCTCATGAGAAAGAAGAAAATAAAAAAGGAAGAAACAATGTAAAATTTGCAAAACAATTTCTTGCAAAATTGGCTAATCGAACAGAATATAATAACCTGAGTTCAAGTCATTAATGCAACACCAAAGATAAAAAGACACCCCAAAGACCGTAGGGTCCAGGGGTGCTTTTTTGGCTGAGAAGCTGAATCTTTGGATTGCTTATGTCTCAAAATTACAGCCAACTCAGCCAGGCTCAAAGGTACCAAATTGAAGCCCTTTGCCAATCGGGAAACAGTCAACGCGAGATTGCATCCATTCTAGGGGTATCTCCTTCGACAATCTGCAGGGAATTGAAACGAAACGTGCCAAAACGGGGAATCGGTGCAGGTCAATATCGTGCCGAGCAAGCACAGCGCAAAACGATCCTTCGTCATCGGAATAAGCCTAAGGTCATCAAGCTTGATTACCAAGTCAAGCGTTACATCATTGAGCGATTGACCCAGGAGCGACTTAGCCCGGAGCTCATTGCAGTTCTGGGTCGGAAGGAATTCTCTGACTTTGTTTCTCACGAGACGATCTACAAATGGATCTGGGCATGTAAGCAAAGCAAGCATAGGGAAGACGCGGACTATCATGACTTATATAAGTATCTGGCTCACGGGCGCAGACGGAAAAAGAGAGGAAATCGACGGGACAACAGGGGCGTAATCCCAAACAGAGTATCCATTGAGAAACGACCAAAGGCAGTGGATAAACGACGCCGTATAGGTGATCTGGAAGTAGACCTAATGGTCGGAAAGGCTCATAAAGGTGCTTTGCTGGTTATCACAGATCGGTCAACCCTGCTAACGCATTTGAACAAACTTCCAGGCAAAGAAGCAGGCAAGGTGAAGCAGACAATCTGCCGACGACTCGGCAAGATGGAAAAGCACATCAAAACGCTTACTTTTGATAACGATCAGGCTTTTGCCAAACACGAGCAGATTGGTAAACGCCTGACAGCAAAAACATTCTTCACACGTCCCTATACATCACAAGACAAGGGAACCGTGGAGAATAGAATAGGATTGATCAGACGATTCTTCCCCAAAGGAACGGACCTAAATCTAGTATCAAGGCAGGAAGTAGCAAGGGTCGAACGACTGATCAATAACCGTCCGATCAGAAAATTCAACTATAAAACAGCCAACCAAGTCTTCTCAGAAAAATTGCGTTTATGAGTTGAACACGGCTAACTTCATTCAGCCTAAAAATCCTAAATATGAAATTCAGGAAAAATTAAATGAACTTTTTGGTGAGTTAGAAAAAGAAGGATTCATAAAACTTAAAACCTATTCTCAGAACAACAATTTAAATTTTAATTCATTTATTTTCACTTTGAACGATTCAAAAAATAATGACTATGCCGATAATAATTTTAATGGATTTATCTATTTTGATGAAGAGTTAACCACAAAATTATATCAAGGATTCTCAAAAGATTTAAAACATATTGAATCCGAAAAATGGTACGAAACATTAAGTTCTATTTTTGAAAGAATCAGTAAAATACCAGGCGTAAAGAGATTTGAATATTTCTACGATAATACTCCGGTATCCTATCGAAAAGGAATTGTTTTTAAAATTTATACAAATTTTGGAGAATTCGTTTCTTCTGAAAAATATTATTCAGATTTAGATGAATATGATAAAAAGTTTATAGAAATGGGTTTTGAAGTTTCTAATGATTATGTTTTATATAGAATGAAAAACCCAGATTTAATTTTCATCACTTCAAAATCAATAACCCTCGGTTCTAAACATCCCAATTATAAAATTGGAGAATATGAATTCTTTTCTACCAATAAACCTTTGGATGTTTATGATTATGACTTTAAAAAAATTGCATCAATGCAATTGGATGAAAGGGGTTTTAATATATTCTATCCAATTCATCAACCTACTAATGAATATAATAAAATAGTAGTTAGTTGGATGATGAATGAATTTTCTAAAATGAAATATTCAAATCCAAAATATGGAACTTATGAACATTCCAAAAATAATAATGGACATGTTGGTAAAGAAGGAAAAGCTACTTTAAATGCTCATGAACTCATTCTTTGGCTCAATAAAAACAAACCTAAATATGAAAAAAACAATTAACACATTCTGCTACATTATAAGTTCTTTTTGTTGGATTTATATTTTATGCTTCTCCTCTTGCACTTTCCCAGGAGACAGAAAATATAAGTACTCAGGAGTTATTGTAGATAAAGGATATGAAGGACCAACTTCAGGATATAAATCCAATACAGATGCTCATTATTATATAATGATGAAAGAAGATAGCTCAGGACAAGTAATACGTATCAATGTAACTATACCAACATGGTATTCTCTTGATAAAGGTGATAGAACAACCTTTCAACTTTCTAATTGGAGTTTGTATTATAATGGGAATACGACTGATTATTCCAAAAATTTATATGGAAAATAAATCTATTAATAATTTATATTTAAAAATGCTATGTAATTAACTACATAGCATTTTTCTTTTTTTTGGGTTATTTATTTTAGATATGAAAAATCACGAAAAAATAAAAAAATATATTAATAAATTTTTAAAAGAATCAATGCTTTTAAATGAATTACAAAAACACCCTAATTTTGCCGGTGAATTCGATAGTTTGTTTAAAAATTTAGAGTTTTATATAAAAGGAGAAAAGATATTAAGCGGACTTGCAGAAAAGAAATAGCAGAAGAATGCTCCTCGGAACTGAGATTATCAATTA